CAGACAACTTAATGAATACCAGATCAGACAACTTAATGAATACCAGATCAGACAACTTAATGAATACCAGATCAGACAACTTAATGAATACCAGATCAGACAACTTAATGAATACCAGATCAGACAACTTAATGAATACCAGATCAGACAAAATGATAGATACTACTTCGTTGAAAACATATACAGGATTAAATAGTAAAAAAATTTATCCAAATATAAAAAAATTGAATTTAGAAAATAATAATGTAAATGTAATATATTATGGATGTTCAAATCGAAGAAGTAAAAATGATTTTGAAAAGTGCAGATATAAAAATAAAAGAAAAGATTGATACAAATGATGTAAATAATTTAATTTTATCTTATGAATATAATAAACCAATACCAATAATATATTACACTAAAAATTTAACTGAAATAAAAAATACTAAAATAAAATGTAATCAATGTACAAGAATAGGACAATATAAATTTGAAAATAATATTTTTTGTTGGATTCACTCACATAAATTAAATAACTAATTTTTTTAAAAAAATTGAAAAACTAACAAATTTATTCAATATATCAAATGTATGAAAAAATCAAAAGAGATTAGTGAGATCAATAATGAATTATTTACATCGTTAGAAAATGTTGAAGAAAATTTGAATATTGTACGAGACCAAATAAGTGAGTATTATAAAAAAATCAAAAAAGAATATTCAAAAATATTAATTGAAGAGAAGTATGAACTATTAAATAAAATAGCAGAAGGAGAAAAAATAGATATTAATATTTTAAAAAGCAAATATCTAAAACCAAAAGAATTATTAAATCTAAATGAATCATTAAATAAAATAGAAAATATAGATAGTGAAGAATTATTAGATCGCTTAGAAGTAAATGGAATTATATATTATTATGAAAATAAAGAGAAAGGAAAAGTATATGACACAGAATATAAAGAAGTAGGTATATATAAAAATAAATCAATAATTTTAAATTAAGTGTTTATTAGTTCAATTAATCTTAAAGTTGTTTTTTTACTCCAAGATTTATTTTCATCTAAAAATATTCTTAGTATTTTTTTATCATAATTACCATAAAATTGATCAAACATATTTTTAATATCATTATAACCGCCAATAAGTTGTGTACCGTTAGAATTATATTTTTTTAAATATATTTGTGGAAAAGTTTTGATTTGGTCTGTTTTATAATTTTCTTTATTACTTTGTTCGACAAAAGTAAATTCTTTTTTAATATTATTATAAGAATTAAGTAATGAAAATGCAGCTTCACTATATGGACAATTTTTTAAAATAACACAATATAAATAATACTCACTTGACATTATTATTAATTATATTTTATTTAAAATATAAAGATAAATTTCTATTTTAATCTTAATAGTATTATGAACGGAGGATTAATTCAATTAATAACTACAGGAATAGCAGATGCTCCATTAACATATAGACCAGAAATAACATTTTTTAAAATAGTATATAAACAATGTACAAATTTTGCGATTATACAAAATATAAAAAATTTAGGTAATAAAAATTTTAATACTGTAAATTCTTATAAAATAGAAAATTATGGTGATTTATTAAAATCAATGTATTATGTATTAAAAATTCCTAAATTTAATATTATAGAAAATATTAATGAAAATAAAATAATAAATGAATATTATAATATTAATCAATTAGAAATATTATATAGTGACAAAGAAAGTTTTATTTTGAATTTAAATAATGAATATCTAATTTTACCCAATTATTTTTTAAAATTATTTAACATTGAAACAAATAAGATTTTATTAGATTCAAATTTAGTTATTAAAAATTTATTACCAGAAATAATAAAAATTTCAGATTTACCATTAGGATTTAATATTTTAGAATTAACTGATAATAAGAAAAATCCTATAATTACTGAAATAAATAAATTAATGAACTGGTTTGAATTATATTTAAGTAATAAAATGTTTGATTCAAATGATTTCCAATTATGTAATCAACTTATTACTCAATATTCATATACAAATAGTTTAAATAATAAAATCATTGATTATTTATATACAAGCTATAATTATTTTAATAATTTAAGAAGTAATAAAACATATTATAATCTATATGAAGTACAACAATATTTGGAATATGTAAGTAATGATATTAAATTTATAACACAATCAAATTATGATATGGATGTAATATACAATTACTGTATACAAAACAATATTAGTAATTATTTAGAATATCAATTAAATGGATTATTATATGATGCATTATTTATATTTAATATAATAGAACAACTATATTCAAATAATTTTACATATTTTACTTTTTTTAAAAAGTATTTATTACAAAAAAATAATGTACCAAATACAGATTATGTTGTAAATTTTAATAACTCATACAATGAATGGTCAAATTATTTGAATAATAATATTAATCCATTAATAATTAATTCAAAATTACAAATATTTGATTTATATAAGAGACAATATTCTATAACACAAAATAAAATTAATTTATTATTTAATACACTAATAATTAAAGATCCTACTATATTATATATAATATTAAGCACATTTATAAATAAATATGATGAAACAAAAACACAAGTTAATTTTGATGATTATAATCAAACATCAAGTGTTTTAACACTATTGAATAATAGTATAAATGGACAAGTTAATAATTATTCATCTTTAATTAGATTAAATTCAACAATTCAAAATACAATTAATATATCTAAAACAACAATAATTTATCCAGTAGATTTGATGTTAATATATCCATATTTAGCATATAAATTGGTTGAAAAAATTGTTAATTTGTCATATTTTAATGATAATATTTTTTTAATTTATTGGAGAAATAAAATAAATAATTTTTATTTTTTAAATTATTTACAAAATATGACAAATAATGAAGCAAATAATGATTTAAATGATTCAATAGAATTAGAAAGAAGATTAACATTTTATGTAAACTTATGTTCAAATAAAATAATGTTTTTAAAACAAATAAAAAAATATTTTGTAGAATTATTTTATTCAACAAGTTTTTTTGGTGTTATAAATATGTTAGATACAGAATTTACAAATTTAAAAAATTTAATAAATAATATTGAATTTACAAATTTTAATGTAAATAATCAACCAATTAGTTTAAATAATAATTTAATAAAAAATTATACCAATTTTAAAATTGAAACAACATATGATATATTAGATTTTAGTTTATTAAATAATACTATAACAATTAATAATTGGTACAATAATAATAAATATAATTCTGAATACAGTATAGTAAATAAAACAACAAATTTAATTTATATTGTTAATAAATTTACATTAAATAATACAACATTAACATTATATTTTAATATTACAATAGATTTAAATAATCAATCAAATTTTACTTTATTAGAGAGACATCAAATTGATGTACCGATTGTAAATTTTGTGTCATCAACCCAAACAAATTATAATAATGTAGTTTTGATTAATTTATATAATGTTGTGAATAATAATATTTTAAATGATAATATTGTTGATGAATTTAGATTTAATGTTTCAAATTTTAATTTTACAACTACAAATATTATAACAAATTATTTTAATTATCTTAAAGTATTAACAATAAAAACAGAAAAATATACATATCATTATTTAGTTGAAGTAGAGAATGATCAAAATGATTATAAAATAACTTCAAATTATGATCAAGTATTTATCAAAGATACTATTATAGAAATAAATTTAGAATTAATTAATTTAATTTATACTGATATTGGATCAATAGATTCAAATACAATAGATAATAAAATATTTCCAGTACCAATAAGTCAAAATTGGAATTATGATTCTACCAGAACATACTGGTTAGTAATAAATAATGATTACCATTTATTGAAATATGATAATGGAAATTTTGTTGTATTTGATAATTTAATTAGTGGTTTATATGTAATTAGAGAAATTGATAATAGTTATATACCTTCAATATTTAATTATTGTAATTTTTATATGAATTCAATAAAGGTATCTGATTTATTTGATTTTTTTATTCAATCTACATTTATTTTATTAGGAAAAACTGATTTAAATAATATAACACAAAAACCATATATATATGTTTATAATTTACCATTTAATACTAATAAAACAACTAAATACTATATAAATAATTATCAAGTAAATTTATTAATACCTCTAAATACAAATCAATTTTTTAGTAAAAAAATAACTCCAATTTTTAACTATGAAATTATTAAAAGTAATAATAATATTGGTTTTATAGATTCTATGATTAATTTATTTGATATACAATTTAGTGATCCTGATTATATCAATATAATTAATGTTATTGAACAAGCACAAAATGAAATATTAAATTTAAATTTATCTATATTAAATGATGTTGATATTTATGGTAAAACATCTATAGAAATAATTAATAATACAAAAAAAATAAATGAATTTGATTTAACAATTTTTAACAATGATGACTATAATAAATTTAGTAAATTATGTATTGATATTTATGGTAATAATTCATCAGTAATTAGTAATGGAATAATACAAAACATATCATATAATATTTTAAGTATACCAAATATATTATATAAGGGTTCTAGTAAAGTAAGTTCTAGTCTCACAAATTATTTAAATGCAATACAAAATTATTATCAAGAACAATTAACTTATGTTAATAATAATACTGATTATCTTTTATTAACAAATAAAAATGGTTATAAACAATCATATAACAATATACCTGATTTTAATAATACAATTCAAAATACATTTTTTAGTTGTGATAATTTTACATATACAACATTATTTCCAATTAATAATGAAAATATCAGTTCAATTTATTTTAATAATATAGCATTTGATATTTCAAATACATCAATAAATACATATTCATTTAAAAGTAATTTAATGGATGGTATTATAAATTATGATAAAAATATCAATGTTGAATTAATTGAATTAAATAATGATAATATTAATTTGGATAAATTTAATTTTATTGGTGATATTTATTTAGATTCTAACACAATAATAAATTTTAATAATATAATCGATATATCAGGATATAATTACATATTATTTGATAATGAAAAAATATATGAAATAAATAATTATCCACCTATTTTGATAAATCAAAATAATAAATTCGGATATTTGTATAATTTAGTTAAGACAAATTTGTTTGAAAATTTTATTTTTCTTGGTGAAACATTATATTATTATAAAATCCAACTCATTTTAAATAACCAATCTATTTTAGATTTAGGAAATGTATTATACAATAATAATAAAATTTACTTTTTTGTAACTAAAGATTCAACAAATAATATTATAGAAATCATATCAACTAATATTTTTGATTTTACACTAAATAGTTTTTTAGTTGGAACAATAATTCCTAATAATTTAAATGATATTTTGTATTATAATTTTAATAATATTTCTTCATATAATTTTTTATCTATTAATAGTAGTAAGATTTTAGAAACATATATTTTTACACATTATACTTCAAATAATATTTCAAAAAATAATTTTCTAATAGATAATTGTTATGAACCAATAATAAAAAAAATAAATCAATATACATTTATAAATATTAAAACAAAAAATAATATATCAATTGAATACTATGATAATAACAAATATAAAAAAATTCCACCATTTAAAATAGACAAAACTAATTATATAATTTCAACAACTGACCAAGAAACATTTAATAAATATAAAGATACAAGCTATATAAAACTAGATAAATATATACTTAAACCAAATCAATTAGTTAATAATATATTAAATGAAAATAATTATTCATTATCAATACTACCAAATTTAGACTTAAAATTAATTGAAATAGATGTATCCGGTATTTTAATTATTAATCGTAATGTTATAACTATAAATTTCGATGATATATCAAATCTATATTCTAATTCATATTATTTGATAAATAATAGGTTTATTTATTTAAATAATATAGCTTCTAAAATTTTAATAAATGAAACAAATACAAAATATTATGTTAGTGGTATATTTTCAGTAATTTATTTATTGAATGACGATCATATAAATAAAAATTTACCAATGATATCAGAATATAAAAATATAGATTTACAAGATAATTTTTTAGAAAATAAATTATATGGTACTATTAACGTAATAAAAGATAATTATGTAATAAATTCAATAATTGATAAAAGAAACTTGCTTATTTTTGATTATACTGATACAGATATTGATTTATTAGGTAAAAATGAATATAAAGTTGAACTTGTTTTTAAGAATGATGAAAAAAATTTTATTAGACCAATAATATTAAAGAATAATACACAAAATATTAATGTTCCTGTAGCATCATTTAAATTTACTTTTGGTACTACTATTTATTATGATTCATTAATTGTATTAGATCATATTCCAGAAATAAACGAAAATTTTTCAACAATTGAATTTACATTCAGTATACCTGTTACAAGTTTAGAATCACTAAATTCATCAATTAATATTTTTTCAAATACAACATTCAGTATAAATTCTTTAAGTTTTAATAATGTAGAAAATTTAACTTTCAATAATTATTATTTATTTAAATTATTGTTAAATAGTATTTATCCAATATATTTTTGGCTTTATATTTCAAATACTAAATTTATATATACAGTATCTAATATATCAGAACCAGTTTATTTAAAAAATATTCAAAATAATATTATCATAAATGTTTTATCAAATATAGAATTATTAGGGTCAATACCAAATATAACAACACAAACAAATGATAAAATATTTTTATCAAATATATTTTTCAAAGATTATAATAGAACTATACAATCTCAATATTATATAACAAATTTTTATAAAGATGAAACATATAATATGAAGATTTTAGATTATAACTTTGATAGATCAATAAAAATTTTGCCAAAATTAAAACTAATTGAAAGAAGATTTATTCAAAGTTTTAATAATAGTTTTATATATTTAGATTCTAATATTATAAAAATAATAAACAGTGCAGTATTTATAATTATTTACAATGATAATAATTATTTTTTAATAAACAATGTTATAACAAATAGTGAAGGATTATATTTAAATATATATAATCAATCAAATATAAATACAGAAAAAGATATTATAATATATTATTCACTAAATGAAATACATTACAATAAAAATAATATTGTTATATACAAAGATAAACAATTAAATTATAAAATAATCAATTATGAATTTAATGACTTAAAAATGAATGAAATAATTATTATTGATAATAATTTATTTTTAGTTTTAGGTTTAGATACATATAATGATATTTATGATTTACAATTATTAAGTTTAGATTATAATGAAATTAAAAAAAATGTATCTGGTTATTATTCATTAGGAATTATTGATTATTTAGATGAATTTGTTATAGATGAAGACAAAGATGAACCTTTAATATATAATAGTGACTCAAATAAACTTTTAAAAGGTGATTATTTTTTAAAAAATGGTATGTTATATATTTTAACTAATAATATTTTACAATCTGATATTTTTTGTTTTAAACATAAGGGAACGTATTATGAATTAATTTGTATAAATTATCGATATTATTACTATAATAATTTTAATTTACTAAAAATTTTAGATAATTTATATTTTAACAATGGTTTATATAAAATAAAGTTTATAAAAAATCATGAAATAATATTTTATGATAATCCAAATTTAAATGATGGATTTTATAATTTTTACTATCCTATTCAACCATTTTATTTGAGTGATATTACTATAAATAGCAATGGTTTTATTACTAATAAAAATTTCTTAAATACTGATTTAATTGAAGTTGATTATAATTTTTATTATGTTAATAATCAAGAAATAATAAATTTACCTAAAATATATTATAACAAAACATTAATTGTAAGATATTATAGTTTTAATAATAATAAAAATTTTTTTAGCAATGATATATATCCTAAAAATTCAAATATAACAAATGACATTGTTGTAAAAATTGATTCAACTATAATAAATTCAAAAAGTTTATTATTAAATTTAGATTTTATTATTCAAGACTATTTTTATTATTTACAACCTATAAAAATCAATTCAACCATTAATTATGTAAAAACATTATCATATCGTGATACTACAATATTTCTTGAAGTTATTAATGATATTAAAATATCAGGAAATTGTGTTGTAAAATTTACACCTTTAATTATTTATTTACAAAATACATATTCAATATTAAATGTTCAAAATTATCAATCACCTGTTTATCAAGATACAATAAAAAAATTTAAATATATGATAAATAATTCAAAGTTAACAAATATCATAATAAATAATAATGATGCTGTTGATACAAATTTTGTTAATAACTATGTTCCAGAAGATGAACATCAACTTGAATTAGAGTCATATCACTTATTATTAGAAATAACAGTGAAAAATGAATTCATTACACACTTTGTTCAAATTTTATATCCGAATAAATTAAAATTATATACAAATATTATGTATGAATCATCTACATTTTATTTAGATAAGATATATCCAATTATTATTGATTTTGTTAATTTTAATTATTATTTTACTTCAATAAATTATTTTAAAGTTACAGAAATGTTAGATACAAATAAAAATGAAATATTAATTTGGCATAAATATGATATTACAACAGTAGGTTCACCAATTAATGTAAATAATAAATTTAAAATTGAAATAATTAATGGTGTACAATTTATTGGTAAAAATATTTATTTAATAGAAAAAATTAGTGATCCGTTAATTATTGTTTCTGAAAATAATAAATATTATTTAGTAAGTGATAATTATTTAGGTAATAATATAAAAACAATATATTTATATGATCTTAATTATATAAAAACATATGTATTAAATAATACAAAATGGTTATCTGAATATAATAACCATAAAGATACACAAATATTAGATTTATTTAATTTTAATAATAATAATCTATTTACAGAAAAAATAATAATTCCAGTTATTGTTTCTTTAATAAATGTAGGCGATTACTATAAATATGAAATAAAATCAATTAATGGTGATATTTTAATTTTAGATTCAAATAATACATATTATATTGATAATTTATATTTAAAAATAGAACAAACTTATGTTTATAACAATCAATCACTAATATTTACAAAATCAGAAATATCAAATTTAAATACTCAATTATTTATACTAAATGAAATAAATATAGATAATTTTAATAAAATTAGATTAAGTAAAACAATTCCCGAAATTATAAACAAAATAAAAACCGAAACAAATATAACACCATCAATAATTTTTAATTCAATAAAAACATGGTCATACTGGTCAATTTTATCTTTTTATGAAAATACAAAGATACAAAGTTTATTGAATAAAGGAAAAATAATTTATATACTTAATAATTTTCAAAAAGATACATCTGATATTTATTTTACAAACGATGAATTATCTTATCTTAAAAACTTGTTAATTTATATAAATACAAATATTAGTGAATATAATAAATTACTAACACAAAAAGATATTTTTGAGGATTTAATTTATGAATTAAAATTTTGGCTTAATGATTATTCTTTTTGGGATAATGTCAAAGATTCTATAAATTTATTTTTGAAAGATTATAATTATAATAATGTTTATTTTAATGGTAATTGTTTAGTATTTACTGATGAAGATGAAACAGATACAACTAAAAATTTAAATAGTAATGGTATTAATGCAATAAGCAGAAAATATGTATTAAATAATCAATATATTCTGGAAAATAAATTTACAATATCGAGAGATATGTCATTAATTACAAATGAAGTTTATAATTTTTCAAATAATATTCAAAACAACAGTTATTATGGAATTGAAATTAATAATTTATTGAAATTTTTATCAGATCAAGGAGAAAATTATAAAAAGTTTATTTCTGATATAAATTTTGTTGATGATAATTATTATTCATATTTTAGTGTTGATAAATTAGTGATAAATAATATTTGGTTAAATTATAAATCACAATTAAAAAAAATTAATCAAGATTTTAACAAGTTATTAGAAATCCAAAATAATACATTTATAAGTTATACAAATAATAATAATTTAAATAAATATTATGTTTTTAATGATGACTTTACAATGAAAATAACCTCAGACTTACCAACAAATGAATTTTTTTTATATAAAACAAATTATTATACAAATAACTTATACTTAATAAATGAACCAAATTATATCATAAAATCAAATAATATTTTTCCTTATTATATTTCATATTCTGATGATATCATTTTACCAGATGTAATTTATAATATTAACTTTATTAATGATTCAGTTACACAAATACTAAATTATGATTCTTACTCATCTGAAATTGATTTTTATTTATTAAATAATTATAATCCTAATATTAACTTTACATTAATTGGTTTAACAACATATTTAGTTACAAGTAATTTATTAGGAAAAGTTTATGAAGTAACATTAGACTTAGGAAAAGTTTATGAAGTAACATTAGACTCTAGTGATAATATTGTAAAATTTTCAAATGTATTTAATGTTAATTATAAAAATAATAATGTTAAGATGTATTTATCAAAAACAAATAAAATAAATATAATTTCACCAGTTATTGTAAATTCAAATAATATTGTAGAAATTTCTTATGTAATTGGTATAAAAGAACAAATACAAACAGATATAATTTTTTATAATGATAATTTTAGTTTTATTCGAGATATTACATATGTAAGATATGAATCACAATTAATACCATTGTATTATGATACAATAACAAAAAGATATTATTTAGGGAAAAATATAATGATAACATATGAAAGTATTGAAATAGTTAATCTGATTAATATATTAACAGTAATAGATACAAACAAATATACTTATGAATTAATACTAAGCAAACCATTTACATATTATAATGAATATATTAATGATCCAGATAGTTTATTACCAGCTAATTTTAAATTAAATAATATATTATATCCATTAGAAATTCAAATTAATAACAATTATAATTTTTATGTATCAACAAATGTTCAATATACAATTAGTAATATAACACATTATATAAATATTGGTGAAACAATACCTAATCAAATTTTAAGTATAACAAAAAAAAATATTTTTTTATATGAAACAAATATTAATATTAATGTAATAGAAAATTCTCATATTTATTTATATGATGATATAAATCAATATCTAGGTAATACAGATAATTTAGATTTAACATTATTAAAATTTACATTAGATATTAATTTTACAAATACTGAATTAAAAAATAAAAATTTACGCAATGACAATATTTGGTTAATTAGTGAGTATTCATATAATCCAAATACAAAAATACTTGTTTTTGATTATCCTAATTTACTTGATTTTAAAAATAATATAAATTATCAATATTATATTGATAGTAATTTCATAAATACATTAACAATACAAATAGGAAATTCAAAAATCACAATAAAATTAACATTTAATTTAAACTTTAATATACCTTTTAAATTTATACAAAAACAATTTATAAATACAAATATTTATAAAAAGGATATAAATCAATTATATGAAATAAAATTATTAGATGAGTATGATTTATCACATTATAATAAATTTTATTTGCAAAGTTATAATAAATATGGCGAATCAGTAGGTAAATATTTATATAAAATAAAGTTGGAAAAAGAAATTGATATCAATGATTTATTAAATGATTTATTATTAGTTGATACAAATGAATATAGTGTAAAATTATTTTATTACATTGATAATAAAGAAATAATTATAGGATGTGATATATTATTAGATTTAGTAACTAACTATTTTTTAATTTTAAAAAAAAATATAATTGTAAGAATTATAAATATTTTATTTGAACAAGAAAATTTACAAAATTTAATATTTTATACTCAACCTAATATAAAAACAATAAATTTATTTTGTAATGAAAATGTTAATGAATACGATTTTACGAATCAAATACAATATGCAAGATATTATATTTCTGGATTAAATGATGGAATTAAATTAGTTAATGTAATTGATAATAGAAATATAGTAAGATCAGATTTAATGAAAATTACATTAGAAAAACAAATAATTAAAAATACAAAAATAATAAAACCTCAATTAAAATTACCAAGTTATTGGATAAAAAAAACTGATTTTTGCATAAATGATCAAATAATTGAAACACTTAATAGTGATACAAACAATATTACATATAACTTATATATGACAGCTGAAAAGAAAAAACAAACGGAAAAAATTGTTAAAATAAAAGAAACATCAGAATATTGGATGGGTATACTACCTTTAAATTTTTTTTTTACTCATTCATCAACTTTATCATTACCATTATTATCTCTACCGTATGTTGATTTATTATTAAAATATCAAATAGAAAATTTAAATAATATTATATTAAATGATATGACTAATTGTACTTTATCAACAATACCTCAAATCAAAGTAGAACTAAATATTGATTCAATTATTCTTGATACAAAAGAAAGAGAATTATTTGGTTCAACACAACACGAATATTTAATTGAAAGATATAAAATTTATCCAGTTAACTTAGTATTTAATACTAATCAGTTAGTATCAATTAAATTATTTAATCTTGTTAAAGATATTATCTTTATTACACAACCAATTTATCATTTAAATGATACATCATATAAAAAAGTAAATTATGTTAAAGATTATTATAATAATGATTATTATACAACTAGTACTTTATATGACAAATGGAAAGTAACAAGAGTTTTTACTGATGAAATTCCAACAACTTATATTGATAGTTTTTTAATAATAGAAGCAATAGATAATGAAATAATTATAGGAACTTCAACTAGAATAACAAATATACAGTTAAATAATTATTTAAATAAATTTGAACTTAGATTTGAATTATATTTGATGGATAAATATTTAAAAAATAATGAATTAAATACACAATTATACAGACTTACAATGTATTTTAATAAATTATATAAAAATCAAAAAGTTAGTACAGATATAAGTCCTATAATAGAAATGAAACTTAAAAATAATGGTGATGATTTCTTTTCAAAAAAACAATACAATTATTTTAATTCAGTTATACCATATGATAAATTTAAATCTTCACCAGACATTGGGTACTATGCATATTCATTTTCATTAAATCCAACAGAATTACAACATAGTGGTCATTTAAATTTTAACTTTTTAAATAATGTACAAGTTGAAATTGATAGTAATGATTTAGTTTTATCAGAACCCTATAATTTAAAAGTAATTGTAAAAGAATATCAAATTATTAGAATTATGAGTGGTATAGGATCACTTGCATGGTTAAATTAAAAAAAAATATAGTTTATATTATATATGAATATTTGTAAATATGATATATATTTTATAATTTTTACAATTTTAATGTTATATGTATTATATAAAATTGAATTTTGTAATAAAGAAAAATTTCAATCAACAACATCTGGTTATCAAGCTGATGTTGAAGCAATAAGAAATTTATCAAGTATTGCTACCCAATTAACAACTAAAGGCGGTCTTATTGTACCTGGTCAATTACAAATAACAGATAGTATTAATTTAGGAGATCCATCAAATATGTCTGGAACAGCTAATACTAGTGGTACAGCTAGTGAAAAAATGTTAATGTTTGATAATACTTTTAATGGAACCGCTGGAAAAGGTATACCTGCTAATAAAATAAGACTTCATAATAATAACAATGCTTGGATTGGTGGATTTGGTTTAGAAGTTGGTGGTGTTACATATAATTCAGGTGATAGCCATAGATTTTATGTCGGTTCTTCTGGTACTAAATATGGAGATTTAGCATTAAATATTGATGGTGCTAAAAATACAACTATTAATGGTAATGCAACTATTAATGGTAATGCAACTATTAATGGTAATGCAAATGTAGGTGGTGGTCGTATTTACGTTGGTAAATCTGGAGATGGTGTATCATCCACAATAACCGATTCAGGTTTTGATGGTAATAGTTTATGTATTGTAGGACAAGGTACAGCTCCTAATAGAAAAGTTACTTTGTGGGATAAAGTACAAATTAATGGTACTTTTTGTATTGGTGAAACATGTATCAATGAAAGTCATTTAAAAATGCTAACGACTGGTGTTAAAATTCAAACTTCTGATAATGGTTGGTATCCGAATAGTTATATACATACTTATCAAGATGGTATTATGAGAAAGGCAGATGATGTTTATAGAACAACTTATAAATTATTGCCTTCAACTACATAAAAATGTTATTTTTGTAATACTATGTTAACAACTAATAACACATTAACAATGACAGGTGCACAGAATCTTACAAGTAAGTTATTAAATGGTAAAACATCGATGGTACAACATCAACAATATCAGATTCAGAATATGATGCAAATAGTTTATGTATTGTTAGTCAAGGTACAGCACCTAATAGAAAAGTTACTTTATTGGATAATGTGCAAATTAATGATAATTTATTAATACCAGGAAATAATGTTATTGATTTAGACGCAGGTAATGCAACAAGAGAAGTAAATGCAGGTAAAATTGGTTATGGTATTTGGGACAATGCATTTAATATTGTTGGGAAGAAGAAAGAAAAATTTGGTTGTATGATAACGTTAACGTTACGGGTAGTTTTTGTATTAAGGGAACATGTATTACTGAAAATAACTTAAAAAAATTCTTTAATTTATGATAAGATATAATTGGTGTGATTTGGAATTATTAGTGGGTTCATGTAGCAGATAATCGATCATTAACTAAATGGAATTCAAATGAATCATATTTTCAATTAAATAAACAATAAAATATTATAGGAAATAACCTAAACCACCTAAACCATCAGCTATTCTAAATAAATTATATTGTATACCATATCCTACAACAGAAACTGGATTTTGATAATTAATTTTATTATTAAAAGTTATTTGTAAATAAGTATCATCTAGTTGTGAAAAGTTACATGTTCCAGAAGGTTGATAATCTAATGAATTTAATGAAAATGAAAACATATAAATTCCATTTTGCGGTGTTGTAAAGTTATTAATATAATTTTGAAGTAAAGAATAATGTTCCCAACTACTTAATTCACATCTTTGAATAGAGTTTAAAATAATTTGTACATTTTTAATTATGGATGTTTCATCTGTTGTAACTGGAAATAAAGTATAATTAAAAGCATCATTTAACGTTATATTTGATTGTAAACAACATCTCCAAAAAATAATTTTATTTGGATTTATAAAAGGAATTTTATATGAGATGTTTGTACTGTAGTAAATTTGCTCAGGAATATTTTGTACAACTGGTATTAAATATTGTTGTGTTTTATTAATAAAATTAAATCTTTCTTCATTATCTAAATAAACATAATTAACTAATAAATATGCTGTTAATAAAGATGGAATATTATATTGAAAATACGATTCATCATTAATTATTGTTGTATTAGGAGAAATATTACATTCAAATGATGTATTACTACCTAATAAAGGATAATTAATAGTATTACTTGTAGGAACAATAAAATCTCCTTTAATTTTATTATAAAATAAATATTGGTTATTAACATCATAATAAATAAATTGACCTATATTTTGATTGTTATTAACTGTTTGATAAAACAATTCATCTTTTTTAAATAGACAAAATGGTTCTACTAATTTTAAATAATTTGTTGGACTTTCTTTATAACATCTATCAAAATCATTAAATTCTACATGAATTTTAATATCATTGTGAAGCATTGAAACTAGAGGTAATGATAAACCTGAATCTTGACAAAACCAAAAATTAAGTGGTATAGTTAAACTTACAGAGGGTTTTCCATTTGAATAAGATGTTAATACATCAATGTTACCAATCATTGAGTTAAAGGATTTCTTTTTTGATAATGGAACAACTAATTCATACCATATATTAAGCCAATCACCAAAATTTCTTTCAACAAGTATTCCGCTAATTTCAAAATCAATATATTTTATTAGTGAAAGACCAATTTTTTTATTCCATGCAAATTTTTTAATTCCTTGTGGTAAAATACTATGATTACTAGTTATAATATCTGGTAATTGAACAAATAAATATGATTGTCCAAGTAAGTCTGCATTTTTTGATATATTAACAGTAACACGTCTGCTAAAATCAGGTATAGTTTTGAAATATTGTGCAACTGTTTCAATAGAAAAATTACTATATCTTTTATATGCAATTCTAAAATATGTAATTTCAGGTTGTGCTGATATGTAAATATTTTCTTTGCCAACTGAAACTAAAAGTAACAATCCAGCTCCCATATTATATATTACTAATAAAATGCTTTTATAAGAATTTATAATTAAAATAATTATTTTAATTATAAATAAATATTGGTTTAATTGTGGTGAGTGAAAGGTGCAGAAGTTGGAACACCAGTTGCAGATTTAGTTGCACCAGATTTGTTAACAGCTTCTTGTACAACATCAGCAAGAGTTTGTAAAGCTTGAACAATGGTTTCTTGTTTTTTACTGGTTTTGGTTAGTTGGTGTTCATGAGCTTTAACAATTTCATTAAGGGTTTCTAAGTTTAATACTTTGTTTGGATCATTGTAAGAAAAAGCATCCATTAATTCAACATATTTGTTCATGATTTTAATTGTTTGCCAAAGTTTATTTTCAGTAGTTTTAAAACTAGAAAATAGTGCTTTTAATTCAAGATCATTTGAAGAATCAATTTCTTTACCATGAGCTTTAAGCATATTTTTAAGTAAGTTATATTGATTTTCTAATTCAACAGCAGTAAATTTATAATCTTCTTGAATATTATCTGCACCACCTCTCATTACAAAACCAGGATTAACAGCAACAATAACTTTTGGTTGTAATGTAGCAGTAGCAGTTAAACCATATTTCATAGTATCACTTAATCTTGACATTGAAGAAACAATATTACTTCCTGAAGGTAATTTTGGTTTAAGTCCATATGAAGATAATAGTTGACCATTAAATTTAGAAGGATTGTATGGTTGTGTTTCTTCAGATTCAGCAATGTTTTCATTTAGAATGTGTGGACTTCCATTGATTTTTTCAACTAATAAGCTAAGATATAAAATTAAATGTTCATTACCTACTATTTTTTTATATTCTTCTGGACTACTATTCATATCTTTTCCTAATCTTTCTAACCATGTAGTAACAGATTCAACTTTATTTAAAGATTTTTTAGCAACAGAATCAACAACATTAACTTGTTTGAAACCAAATTTTTCTAAAGTAGTTAAAGCCATTGCAGGTAACATTTGTTTAACTTCTTCTTTAATACCATTTTCATCATCACCCCAAAATGATGGTTCAGCCATATAATCTCTGCATTTAGTTGGATCGGAACCATTAATGCATTCGAGTAAATAATAAGAACATACATCTTTATTATTTTTAGCAACATGAAATCCTGCACAATTTTTTTTACTTTCTTCCCAGAATTTAGCAGATCCTCTAGTTACTTCAACTAAATTACCAGAATTATCTTTAGTGTATAATTTAGAAGGATCTTTTGAATCTCTAAAGTATGTATCAGTATTTGAAGGTGCATCAAAACTAGCTAAAAAGGTAGATGTACTAGCAACAGGGGTAGCTTCATTTTTAGTATCTTCTAACATACCTTGAGCAGTAGCTTTATCAATTTTATAGCTAAATATAGTTTGACTTCTAAATAATTCAATGAGATTTGGATTACCAGAATTTACTTTAAACCCTCCTTTAAGTGCGTCTAATTCAGTCTCTATAAGATCTTTATTAAAACCATTAAATTTTTTACCATCATCTACTGAACCAACTAATTTAGCAATTCTACTAATATTTTTAACCTTATAATATTTATTTAATATTATATTTTGTTCATTAATTTTATCTTTGTCTATTCTACGTTTATTTATAGCTACTTCTAAATCTAAAACAAAAGCTTGTAATTCAGGATCAATATCATCATCAGCAACACCTTTTTTATATGCCCAAGTTGTACCATCACCATGAAATGCAAGTCTTCCAATTGATCTATTGGTAACAGTTTCTAAAAGAATATGTAAGAATAATCTTGGTCTTTTATCATTACTTTTAAGCCCAAATAAAGAGGCTAATTCATCATACATTATGTTATATTTTGACATTTTATTATATATTATTTTAGAAAAAAAATTCTTATATATTTTTATAAATTATTTTCTAATTAAAATCAATGGATAATAGTTTATTTATTAAAAATATTTTAATACTAATTTTTTGTGTCATTTTAATTCATATATTTCTAAATGATTTTTTAAATACTAAAAAATGTGATAAAGAAGAATTTCAATATGTTGTTAAAAATAATGATAATTTAAAAGAAAATATTGTATTAAGTTGCAATAACAAAAAAAAAAATAATAAAACTATAGTTTATTTTTTTTATGCTGATTGGTGTGGGCATTGTAAACATTTCAAACCTATCTTTAATCAATTTAAAAAAAAAATATTTAATAATAAAAAAGTAAGAGTTATAGAAGTTAATGCTGATGATAAAAATCCAAATATTCAAGAATTATATAAAAAATATGATATTGATGGGTTTCCAACTACAATAATTGAAAAAAATAATAACTTTAAAAAATTAGTTGGTAAACAAGATATTCAAACATTATTTAGTGAAGTTAGAAATGTAGAAAATTTTGATGATATAGATTTTAATACTGATAATCCAGATATTTATAATAAAAATAATGAGGTATTTAAAAATAAAAATAATAATGATACAATTGTTTATAACTTTAATACTACATGGTGCGATCATTCTAAACAATTTCAACCTATATGGGATAAATTTTCTGATTTAATAAAATCATATGAAAATGTAAAAGCAGTTGATGTAAAATGTGATTTAGATGAAAATATAGATTTTTGTAATCAATTTAAAGTAACAAGTGTACCAACTATAATTATTGCTAGAAATAATGAATTAACACCTTATGAAGGTTCTAGAAATGTTGAAGGTTTATTAAATGCATTAAAAATAAATGTAAATAATAATGAATTAGATAATCAAGTAAAAATAAATAATAATGAAGATGAATTAGAAAATAAATTTATGCTTTTAGAAAATAACAATATAAAAACAAAAGTATATAACTTTAATACAGAATGGTGTAAATATTCAAGAGATTTTCAACCAGAATGGAATGGTTTTGTAAATTCTTTAAAGACATCAGATGGAATAAAAGCTATCGATGTAAAATGTGATAATGAAGAAAATAAAGAATTATGTAAAAAATATGATATACCAGGATATCCAAGTATTGTCATAGAAACAGATAATAAAACAGAAATATATAATGGTGCAAGAAATGCTCTTGCTATCAGAAAATATTTAAATTTGTAATTGATCCAGATAGTAAAAAATTGAAAAAAAAATAGTAATCAATATATAAAGTAATTATATGTTATTATTTACTATTTTTTCAACAATAATATTATCATCACTGTCTATTTTTTGGACAGTTATAATAATACCGTTTATTTTTTTCGGATATTCATTTTATAATATAAATGATCCAAATGTTATTACATGTATTTCAAAAAATATAAAACATTCAACTATAAGAGATGAGGATAATGAACCATATGGATTATTTATAGGACGTTATTATATTGGTTATAAATCACAAAGAATAAATAAAGATACACCTTGTTTATTATATTGTTTAGCAACACAACAAACATTTAAAGAATTAACGAAAAAACAATATATTGGTTCAGAAGAAAATAAAAATATTTATATTTCCTTGATAACATTAAAAGGGAATTATTATCACAGATATTCAAAAAAAAGAGATCTTGAATGTTCAAATTATATTCCAAATAAAAATCAAGAACAAGTAATTGATGAAACTATAAATTATTATAATCAAAATCATATATGTGTTACTATGATATATGGTCTTCCTGGAACAGGAAAATCTTTAACAGCATTATTAATTGCAAAAAAATTAAAAGGTTCTTATTGTAAAACTTATGATCCAACAATTGCAGGTGATAGTTTAGAGAATATTTATGATAGAGCTCAAATAAATAAAAATAATCCATTAATTTTATTAATTGATGAATTTGATGTTATATTAGATAAAATACATAATAATAAAATAACTATGCACGCAGATATGCCCACTGAAGTATATAATAAAACAACATGGAATACATTATTGGATGACATAAATATTAAACTTTATCCATATATTATTATAATTTTAACATCAAATTTATCAAAAGATGAAATTGATTTAAAATATGATCCATCATATATAAGAAATAGAAGAGTTAATATATATCATAATTTATTATAAAAATCGCCAAGAGTATAAACATTTAAGAAATAATTTAACAATAAAAACTACAAAATAATTAACAATAAAAACTAAGAAATAATTAACAATAAAAACTAAGAAATAATTAACAATAAAAACTAAGAATTAACAATAAAAACTAGGTATTTCTTTTTTTACTTCAGAATTATCCTTATATAATTCAAATCCATTGTTTAAATCTTCTAATGTTATTTTTTTTAATAAATTAGGTTTACCAAAAACTCTTTTGCTATGTACAATTTTAGTTTTTAGTAATAATATTTCCATATCTCTTCCATAATTTGTAAAATAAGACATTTTAGTTTTAAACCATTCTTCATTAATTTTATTGTCTTCATCTACTTTCCATCCAATATCATTTATTTTTTTAATAAAAATATACATTAATTCTTTATAAGAGTAAGAATCAATCTCAAATCTCCACACAAATCTAGAATCTAGACCCTTATTTTTACTAAAAAAATATTTATTTAATTCATTTTCATAACCTGCTATAATCACCATTAATTCATCCTTATATTCACTCAATTCATGACATAATGTATCTAAACATTCTTTTGAATAATTATCAGAATTTTCACCACCAAGTGAATAAGCTTCATCAATAAACAATACACCACCTAATGCTTGTTGTATAACTTTTTTTGTTTTAATTGCAGTTTGACCTAAATATCCAGCAATTAAATCACCTCTTGAAACTGTATGAAAATAATTATTTTTTAGTATTCCAATTTTTGAATAAATATTTCCTAAAATTTTAGCAATCAATGTTTTTCCTGTACCCGGAGGACCATAAATAACTGTGTGTTTAAAATCACTATCTTTTTTATTTTCTGTTTTATGTAATTGTTGAATAAAATATATCAACTGATCAAATATTGAATTTTTAATTTTGTCTAATCCAATTAACTCATTTAATTCTATTAAATCATTTTTAATATTATGTAATCCTTCTAAATTGATATTATAAGTATAATTATTATCATAATCATTTTTATTTATAATATCAATAAGATCTTTAATATTTTTTGCATTTACATCAACTTCTTTATATATTTTAGGTTTTTTTGTTTTTAAATATTTGTGAAGCCGACTTTCCCTAAAATCAATGTCATTATTATCAAAATCCATATTAAAGGTATTGTATAAATTATTGTTTATATAATTTGTATTTATTTCAAACATTTTATCATTAGAAAAAATTTCTTGTTGGTGGAAATATAATGATTGATTATAATGAAACATAAATAAATCAAAATGTAAAAGTTTATTATTATAATTAAATATTGCATTATTATAATGAAAATCATATTCTTTTTTTATATTTAGCATTAAATTATAACAATTAAATTATAATTGTTTATATAATTTTTCACTAATATATTTGATTTCATTATAAAATTCAAGATCATTAAATTTATTTCTATCAATATTATAAAATCCATTTAGAGCACCAAACCATGCACCTGCAATTGCTCCTATAGAATCTGAATCACCCATACTTAAACATGTAAAATATATTAAAGATTCCCAACTATAAACAGGATTATTTAAATCAACTGAATAATTTGACATAGGAACAATAGATAATAATAAAGATTCATATGCATATATAATAACATCTAATCCAGATGTTCCTATTGCTTTAAAATCAACAAAACCATTATTAACAAGTTTTTGTAATTTTTCATTATAAGGTAATAGTTCAATAGTTTTAAATTCTGATCTTATAATAGAATCTTTTTTCCTAAAAGTAATAATATCATTTAATCTTTCTTCCTTATATTTATATAAATAATAAAAATATTTTTTAATATCATTATCAATAGTATTTTTAAAATCTGTTGTATGTATATAATTTATGATTTTATTATTTTCATGAATTTCTAACAGTTTATCTAACCATATCCATGGTGGAATATTATTAATAGCAAAAGAAGTAAATAATGCAGAAATGACTCCACCTAAAAATCCTGTATAATAATTATGTGTAACTCGACTTGCAATTATTGATTCTTCTATAATTTTATCAATATTATTGGACCATTTAATTCCTATAGTAGCTGTCCTAATAGCTGCACCATTACCTCCCATTTCTTCATCATATTTTAAATATTTTATATATGATTCTTCTTTTTTTTTTTTAAATTTATAATCTAATAAAGATAATGATTTATTAGTTTGTATACCAATACCTCTTTTTGGTGTAATATTAGGATACCAATTTAAATAGTTTTTAATATAATTAATTTCACCTCCATCATCTATAATAGCTTGTGTAGTAGCTAAAAGTAATAAAGTGTCATCACTTGCAATTAAGTTTTTAATAGGAAAATAATTAAATCCACCTAAAATAAAAAAATCATTTAAAAGTCTATTACTAACCATTGCTGAATCTTTATGATCATTTACAATAGCATTAAATTTAAACTCATATTGACCATTTTTAAATCCAACAGTGTCTAAATATGATGATAAAAATAAACATGCTTCTATTTTTTCTTTTAATAATATATTAGTTTCATCATTATTTTTATTTTTTTTATCCATTTCATTATGTATGTTTTTATCCATTATATTATGTATGTTTTTATCCATTATATTATGTGTGTTTTTTTCGTTTAAAATAAAATTTAATTTATTAATTATGAATAATGACAGAAATTACAATAAATTTTGAAACCTTAAAGTTTAATCTTTATGAAATACTAAATGTTTCAAAAGATGCATCTGAAAGTAAAATTAAAAAAGCATTTAGAAATCTTATACTAAATTTTCATCCTGATAAAAATAATGATGCAGAAGAAGATATTTATCAACATATAATAATTGCAAATCAAGTATTATCAAATAAAGAAAGTAGAAAGAAATATGATAGTTTTTTAAATATTGTTGATCAAACACATGATGATTTAAAAAAAAATTTCAATAAAAACAAAAATGAACCAAAATTATCTCAAGAAGAAGCTCAAAAAAAATTTGAAAATAAAATAAATGAATTAACAAAAAAACATGGTCAAGATTTTATTGAAACTAATACAAAAGATAATTACGAAAAAATGCTTAAAGCGAGAGAATTAGCTTTAGAAATACCAAAGGAAGAAATTAAAGACATAGAAGATTTCAATAGTAAATTTCAAAATAAGGTATTAAATAAAAATTTTGGTGATCAAATAATACCAGTAACTGAAAATATGGGGTTATCAACACTTAATGTTAATGATAATTATACTCATTTAGATGTAGCTTTTGATAATTTATATATTGATGGAGGTGGTGTTTCAACATCTAAGTATACTAGTTTAGATGCTGCATTTAAAATTCAATCTGTTGATTTAAATAATATAAATAATATAAGTATTGAAGAAGCTATGCATAATTATAAAAAAGAAACAGAAAGATTAACTGATCCAAAATTAAAATTTAATAATGAGGAAAGATTTGATTCATGGTAATAAAGATTTGATTCATGGTAATAAAGATTTGATTCATGGTAATAAATATAATTATATAAACTATGTAGTTGATATAATTATAAAGTAAGTTTCAAAAAAATCAAAAATATTCTAATAATTAATAATGTCAATAAAATATAAATTTGATGAATATATTGTTGCTTACGGTCATGATTATTTAATTGAAAGTCCAGTATATATTGAAACATCCGTATATATTGAAACACCAATATATACGGATAGTAATGCAAAATTTGGTTTAGATAAATACAATGATATTTTTGATATTAATAAAGATGACGGTAGTATATATATTGGATCAAAAATAGATATAGGAGTCTATGATGTTACAGTAATTACACAAAATGATCAAATTATACTTAAAATTATTATTAAACCAAATATTACATATAAAATTACATCATTTTATAATAATGGTAAATACAACAATTTTTTACCTATAACAAATCCACAAAAATTAATTGGTGAATATAAATTTGAAGAAAATTATGAAAATATTAATATTGATAATGAAACAGGTGAAATAAGTTTTACTGATGATATTATAGCAGGTATATATAATTTAGTTATAAATTCTAAAATTAAAAATATTGAACAAATATGTATATCAACATTTAATATATATCCAATTATTAAATATGAAAAAGATAATTATGTATGTGAAAAAATAAGTGATTTTAAATCAGATATTCCTTATATTAAACCTGATGGTGGGACTTTTAAATTTAACAATGATTATACAGGTATATATATAGATAATATAACAGGTCAAATATCAATTAGCAAACCAAAAAGTGGTAGTTATAATTTAATTGTTATTTATAAATACAATAATATATCAATAAATACTAATATATTATTGAATATAAAACCTAATATAATTTATGAAAAAGTAAACATTGATTATAATAATTTAATACAATTATCAGAACCTGCGAATTCAGACTTGGGTGGTATATATAAGTTAGAAAAAAATAGTTTAAATCAAAATTTATCAATTAATACTTCAAATGGAAAAATTACAATCAAAAATCCAATAATATCAGGATTATATTTTGTAAAATTATTTTATACATATAATAATTATACTTCAGAAGCAATATCAGAAATATGTATAATTCCTAATATTAGTTATTTTAATAATAAAATTGAAATTATTTATGGTACAAAATTCCAAACGGATATACCTTATTCAAATGAAGAAATAACTGGAACATTTTGTTTAACTAAATATCATGAAAATATACATATCAATCCAAAAAATGGTATTATATATATAAATGAATTTTTAGAATGTAATGACTATTGTATTGATATTAATTATAATAAAAACGATGTAAATAAAATAATACAATTTTACATTAAAGTAAAACCATATATTAATATTAAAGATAATAAAAAACAAGAAATAAATTATTATGAAAAATTAAATAATATTATTATTGAAACAAAACCAAGTGGTGGAATAATAACAAATAATTTAGATTTATTAATAGAAAATAATTTGGTAAATTTAAGTGATTTTAATAAAAAAATAGATAAATATGAATTAAAAATAAATTATGTTTATAATAACATAACAAATTATTTTATATATAACTTTTCTATTTTACCATATATAATTTATAATACTAATAATATTAATATATCATATAAACAAATATATATATCTGATCCACCAACTATATTTCCTTTTGATGGTATTTTTAGTTTAGAAACAAAAATAAATTATGTTTTAATTGATGAAATAACAGGAATCATAAATATTAAAAGTGGATTAAGTATTGGAAATTATGATTTAATAATAAATTATCATTACAATAATATAAAAAATACAACAATTTATAAGATTAAAGTAAAACCATTATTTAATATTGAAAATCGTGAATTTATTTATGAATACAATCCTTATTCTAATATAGAAAATTATAACTTAGATCCATTAGAAGTTTATCCAAAAGGGGGAATATTTACTAGTGATATTTTTACGATAAGTAATAATGGTATTATTTCAATTCCAATTAATTTAGATGTTGATGATTATAAAATTAACATTAAATATTTATATTTAGATGTAGAATCAGAATCTATATGTAATTTAAAGATAATACCTTATAAATTAAATTGTTTATTTAAACAAGTTGAAAAAATTTATGATGGTAAAACAGATGTTTTATTAAAATACATAACAAATAAAGATTTAAAAATAAATTTAAAATACGAATCAAATTTTGATAATAAAAATGTTGGATTTAATAAAGAAATACATATTAAAAATATTCAAATATTAAATAATAAAAATATATTTCATAATGATACAACAATATTAGGAGTAATTAAAAGTAGAAAATTAAACATAGATTTTAAAGGAATAGAGAAAATATATAATGGTATGAATGATGCACAAGTAAAATATACAATAGAAAATATAATTGATAAGGATGAACTATTTATTGAATCATATAATTGTTATTTTGAAAATATATTTGTAGGAAAACAAAAAATAATTGTAAATAATATTGTTTTAGGTGGTATTGACAGTAAAAATTATTTTACAGAAAGTATTTACGAAACATTTGCTATAATAAAACCAAAAGAAGTTTATGTTAGTTTTTTAAGTCCCACAGTTATATATGGTGAAAATACAAGAATCAAATTAACAATTGATAATATTGAAGGAATTATTGAAAATGAAAAAATATTTATTAATTCATATGATGCATATTTTGAAACTTCTGATATTGGAGAAAATATACCAATAATTGTAAGAAATATAGTTCCTTTTAAAAATAATAATTATATTTTACTTTCTAAACCACTATTTGGTAATATTATTAAAAAAGAGATTACTCTTGATGCTAATTCAATAAATAAATATTATGATGGTACAGATGTTGCTCAAGTTTCTTTTAATGATTTAAACATGAAAATATTAAACTATAATGCTCATTATGAAAATAAAAATGTTGGTAATAGAAAAAAAATTTATATAACAAATATTACTTCTGATAATGATAATTATATTTTAAAAGATTTTGTAATTTATGGTTCAATATTACCTTTAGAATTAAAAGTTAAATTTTTGGGTGAGAATAAAATATATGATGAAACAGATACAATTAAAGGGAACTATGAATTTATAAATAAAATTGAAGATGATGAAATTGAAATAAAAACAAAAATATCATTTAAAAATTCAAATGTAGAAAATAATAAAGATATTATTTATTCAATATTACAACTTATAGGAAAAGATTCATCAAACTATAAAATTAATACATTGATTTTAAATAAACCACATATTTTTAAAAAAAAAATAGATATTGATTTTATTGGTATAGATAAAATATATGATAATACTACAACTGCATATGTTAAATTAAAATCAATTGATAAAAATATAAAAATAAAAAGTTATAATGCTTTTTTTGAAAATAAAGATACTGGAGAAAATAAAAAAATAATTATTAATAATATTCAAATTATGAATGATAATTATTATTGTGAAATTTCATATGCATATGCAAATATTCGAAAAAAACAAATAACAATTGTAGTTGAACCACAAAATAAAGAATATGATGGAACAAATAGTGCAAATATTAAAATAATTAATATTGTTGGAATATGTTTTAATGATAATATTTATATATCAAATTATATTGCAGAATATAAAGACGCAAATGTTGGAGTAAAAAAAATTGTAAATATTTCAAATATTGAATATGGTGGAATATCAAAAGATAATTATTATTGTAAAGACTTTACAACACTATCATCAATAACAAAAAAACCGCTATTATTTGATATTTTAAACAATGAAAAATTTTTTGATGGAAATACAAATATTAATATAAAATTAAAACCAATAAACATTATAGAAAATGATGTTATTAATATAAAATCTTTTTTAGCAAATTTTGATGATATAAATGTTGGCGATAATAAAGATATATTTGTAAAAAATATTTTATTAGAAGGTAATGAGTATATTAGTAATTATATTGTTAATAATTTTGTATGTAAGGGAAATATATTACCTAGTAATTTTGATATAAAATTTATTTCGAAAGATAAAATTTTTGATTATACAAATAAAGCTAATGTTAATTTAGTAGGTAATTATAATGTTACATATGAGGCCGAATATGAAGATTTTAATGTAGGTAATAATAAAAAAATTATTGTTAAAATAACAAGTGGACATATTCCAAATCATATTTTAAATAATACATATTATACATATGGATCTATATTACCAATTGAAATAACAATAATACCAATTATTAAAAATAAAATTTATGATAATACGACAAATCATATTATTACCTTTGATTTAAGTAATAATGAAGTTATAGATTATCATGCAGAATTTGATAATCCAAATGTTGGTTCAAATAAAAAAATATTTATTAAAAATATAAAACTTAAAAATGAAAATTATTATTGTAAAGATTTTTGTGCTTTAGGAACAATTATTTCAACAAATATTGATATTGATATTACAGTAAATAAAAAAATTTATGATAATACTACAAAAGCTATAATTAATACAACTCATAATATTATAAGTTATGAAGCTGAATTTCTTTCACCAGATGTTGGTATGCATGATGTGATTATTAAAAATATAATAACAAATAATAAAAATATTACCATTAATGAATGTATAATAAAATCTGAAATATTACCAAAAATTATTCCAATTAATATTATCATAAATGAAAAAGAATATGATGGCAATAAGAAAGCTACAATAAAAAAATATGATTCAAAATATAATGTTAAAATTATAAGTTATGATGCTGAATTTGATAATGAAATAATAAACAAAAATAAAAATGTTTATGTTAGAAATTTACAATTAGATGATAAAAACTATGCTTGTAATGATTTAGTTTTAATTTCTAGTATTATCAAAAAAGATCTTAATATTATTTTTAAAGATACAACAAAAATTTATGATGGAACAACAAATACTTTATTAGAAGTTTTAAGATTAGATGGTGTAGTAAATAATGAAAATGTAAATATAAGTAAATATAATTCAGAATATTTAAATAAATATCCAGGTGAAGTTATACTTTTTATAAATAATATTGTTTTAGAAGGTGTTGATTTAGATAATTATAATATTGAAAATATTAAAATAAAAACATTTATTTTAAAAAGAAAATTAAAATATACTATTCGTGTAGGTGATAAAAAATATGATGGTAATAATTTTGCATTTGTAAATATAGTTTTAAATAATATAATAAATGATGAAGATGTATATATTGAAAACTTTATAGCAACATATAAAGATGAAAATATTGGTAATGGTAAAGAAATTACAATACAGAACATAATATTGGGTGGTAAAGATAAATTTAATTATGATATTGACAAAGAAATTATTTTATTAGGTAATATAATATGACAGAACCTTCCGAAATATTATCTAAATTAATTAAAAACCAAAAAAATGATATTTCATTAGATAAAAAACTGACTTTTACAGATTTAATAAGAATAAGTAATAATTTACCATCAGATATATTTTCTGATAATTGTTGTATATGGTTAGGTTATGTAACTAATTTAAAATCAAAAAAAAATAATTGTTATATTAGTTTTTTTTATAAAAATAAAAAAGTTTCATTACATAGATTATTATTTTCTAATTATATAGGTAATATTAATAATAATGAATATATTAAATATACCTGTAATAACAAAGGAACATGTTGTACATTAAATCATATGAAAAAAGTTTTTCATGATGATACTGATGAAACAAAAAACGATTCTGAAATAAAAGAAATAGAAAAAAAAAATAATAATATTCGTGTAAGTTTTTAATTTATATATATAAATAATATGTATAAATCAAAATCATACTATTCAAATAAAAACTTAATTACAAATCAAAGAAATACAGAACTAGATGACAAACAAATTATTAATTCTTTTAATAGAATTCTAGAGACAATAATTAATAAAGATCAGGAAAAATTTAATAATGAAATTATGTTATTAAATAGATTTCATAATAAAACCCAAAAGTTTGTACCTTTATTAAAAATTTTTGATATTATAAAAACTAATTTTAGTGATATGTCAATTGAAATAAATACAAATGATAATACTGATTTAAAATTAGAATATTTACAATATATGATTTTATATGATATAAATGAATCTAATGGTGAATTTTTAGAAGATAAATTAAATTTAGCTCGTGAAATATTAAAAAATAATAACTATAAATTAAAATATTAGTTTAGATAGATAAATATGTTAAAATATTATGTTTAAATAAATATTTATTATAATTAATAATATAATGGAAAATATTTTAATTAATATTGATTCAAGATATAGAGATAAGAAAAAATATTTAAATCCTGGATTTTTTACTTATGAATTAAATGAACCATTAAAAAATATTAAATATATAAGATTATCAAGTATAGAACTGCCTACTACTTTTTATACATTTTCCGAAAAATATTTTAATACTTACTTTAAAATTGTTACAGAAACTGATGTTTATGATATTAAAATAAAAGATGGAAACTATAACTCTGAAACCATTATTACTGCAATAGAAAATATTTTAAAAATAAATGATATCACTTTTGATATTTCTTGGGATCCAATTGATTACAAAATTACTATAGAATCAGCTAATAAATTTGGATTTATTTTTTCAAACGATAATACATTACAAACATTAGGTTATTTATTAGGTTATAGACAAAATGATGAAAAATATAATTATGAATTACAACCATTTAAAATAGTCAGTGGTTCAAGAGTATATTATTGGAAAAGTGATTCATTTCTAGATACAACTAAAGAAGAATATTTATTTGTTAGAATAAATGATTATGGTGTTATTTATAATCAAACTAAAAAAAAAAATTTATTAGCAAAAGTTATTTTATTCGATAATCAATTTGTTTTTGATAACGGTGCTAATTTTTTAACAAAAAATTATGAATTTAAGCAACCCGTTAATATTAATAAATTAGAAATTGAATTAATATTACCATCTGGGTTTACTGTAGATTTGAATTTAATGGATTATTCATTAACACTTGAATTTGGTCAAATTTATGATTCAAGACAATTTGAAAAAAATAATTTTATAGTTTAAAAATAAGGTTTTTTTCTAATTTTAGATAATGAATAATAGTTTACCAAATGGAGGTTTTCCACCAATTAAATTATGTAATAAAAATAATGAAAAAAATTTAAAAGTTTCAAAAGAAAGAGAATATGCTTCAAACATTAAAAATATAAATATTAGAAAAATATTAAATAATAATATTAAAAAAAGTATTATTTTTGATGACCAAGAAGATAGTAAAAATGAAGAAATTGAAGAAGTTTAACTAAAGTTTATAAACAATATGATCAATCAATTTAACAAACTCATAATCTTTCATTAAATTTTCAGGATTTAATGAATTTACTAATATTTTATTTCTAAAATTTTCATCTGATATTTTTTTTATTATATAATCACTCGATTTAAATAATTCAAAAAAATTTATTTTATCAATCTTCTTTGTATTATAATAATATATTTCATTTTTATAGTTAAAATTATATGGATTTAAATTATTTGCTATTTTAAATGCCTGTAATGATTCATCGTGTTTTTTTAATTTTTTTGATGCCCAACCAACACGACCCCATGCAACTGAATTTTTATTATTGTAATTTAATGCTTTTATTCCTTTATCAAGTGCTTTATGATAATTTTCTGATTTTAAATAACATGCACTTATGTTTGAATATAATATAGAAATTAATTCATTATCTATTATATTTTCTAATAATTTATTATAAATAATTAATGCATTACAATAATTGTTATCATTAAAATAATCATTCCCTAAATTATGTAAATATTTATTTGTTGTATTATAATTATACTTTTCTAATTCTTCATAATCAGAATCCATTAATATATATGCAAAATATAATTTTAAATTTTTTTTTATTATAAAATATAATATAATGAGTTTATTAGAATTAGTTGATAATTCAAGAACTGATAAAAATACAGTACATTCATATTTAGAACTATATCAAAATTTATTGATAAATAAAAAAGATACTGCTAAAAATGTACTAGAAGTTGGAATACAAGATGGTGGAAGTATAAAATTATGGAGTAATTTTTTTATAAATGCAAATGTATATGGAATAGACATAATGAAAATTGATAAAGTTTGGGAAGGTATTAAAAATAAAAATAATATTATATTACATACATCATGTGATGCATACAATGATAACTTTTTTATTAATAATTTCTTAAATAAAAATATTAAATATGATTTTATGTTAGATGATGGACCACATACTTTAGAAAGTATGAAAAAATTTATAAAATTGTATTCCCAAATAATGACAGATGATGGTATATTAATTATAGAAGATGTTCAATCGTGGGATTGGATTGATATACTTAAAAATGAAGTTCCCGAAGATTTAAAACAATTTATAAAAATCTATGATTTAAGACCAAATAAAAATCGTTACGATGATATAGTTTTTACAATAGATAAATCTAATATACAAAAAATTGAAAATTAATTATTGTTAACATATAAATATTGATTATGATTGAAATTGAAGATCTTATTAAAAGTAAATATCAAAATGAAGAAATTAATAATTTAGTATTTGAATTTATTTCAAAAGATAGTAATAATTTAAATTATGATATAGAGTTTAAATTATTATGTAAAAAATATTCTATTGTTCCTAGTAAAAATGAAATTAGAAAAGTATATCAAAATAATTTTAGTGAAATCAAAATCAGTAATAATATGAAAAGATGGATGATTAAAAAAGTTACACGTAGTGAATCAGGTGTTTTAGTTGTTACAATTGTAACAAAACCTGGTAATAATGTAAAATTTTCTTGTCCAGAAAAGTGTGCATATTGCCCAACTGAAACTGATTTACATGGTAAACCTACACAACCAAAATCATACATATCAACTGAACCTGCAATGATGAGAGCACTACACTCTAATTTTGACATTAAAGGTCAAGTAAATGATAGATTAAAATCTTATATTAATACTGGTAATATTAAAGAAAATAAGAAAAAAAAGAAAATCGAAGTAATATTATCAGGAGGAACATGGGATGTAATGCCAAAAAGTTATAGAGATCAAGTAATAAATGAATTATATTGGTCATTTAATACTTTTGGAGAAAAAACTCCTCGTAAAATGTTAAGTATTGCAGAAGAAATAAATATTAACCAAACATCTTTATATGGTGTAATTGGATTAAGTATTGAAACCAGACCAGATTATATAACTAAAAAATCAATTTGTGATTATTTAAATTATGGAGTTACACGAGTTCAAATTGGTGTTCAACATACTGATGATAATGTGTTAAAATATATTAATAGGGGTTGTTTAACAAAACATACAATTAGAGCAATTAGATTATTAAAAATGGTTGGATTAAAAATTGTTATTCATATAATGCCTGATTTACCATCATCAACAAAAGAAAAAGATATTTTGATGTTTAAAAGACTTTTGGAGGATAGTAATTTACAATTTGATGATATTAAAATTTATCCTACTGCTGTTATAAAATCTGCTTCAGATGATTTAATAGTAAATAGTGATATCAATAAATGGTATGAAAAAGGCACTTATAAACCTTATGCTGAAGAAAATCTAAATGATTTATTTGATGTTTGTATTTATTATAAATCTAGAGTTAAATCATGGGTTAGAATTGAAAGATTAATTCGAGATATTCCTAAAAAGAGTATAACAGTTGGTTATAATAAAGTAAGTAATTTAAGACAATTAGTATTAGATAGAATGACTAAAAATGGAGAAAAATGTAATTGTATTAGATGTAGAGAAGTTAAAAATAATAATTACAAGTTTGATAATATCAAATTAGTAGTAAGGAAATATATTGCATCAGATGGTTTAGAGTTCCATATTACGTATGAAACAGAAAAATATTATTGGACATTTAGTTATGTTTTATTTTTATTTTTATATTTTGTAAATAAAATTTTATTAAACAAAATAATTTATTATGGTGGTAATGATAAATTATATGAACACTGTTTTGGATTTTTAAGATTGAGAATTGATCCAACACCTGGTGGAGATTTCGTACCAGAAATTAATAATTGTGGTATTATTCGTGAAGTACATGTTTATGGTATTTCATCAGAAGTTGGTACTAATAATGATTTATCATCACAACATAAAGGAATTGGTCAAAAATTAATTAAAACTGCTGAAGATATTATTCAGAAATATGGTCTTAATAAAGTAGCTATTATTGCAGGTATCGGTGCTAGAGAATATTATAAAAATAAATGTGGATATAGTTTAAAAGAACACTATATGATAAAAGATTTTTAATCCATTTATTAAACATTAATTTTCAATATCATTTATCTAAATTTAGTAATATTATATACTTATTATTATAGATGAACTCTAAATCAAAAAACATAAAAAAAATATCAGATGACTTAAAAATAATGTCATTTAATATTTTAGCAGATGCACCAATTTGGAAAAAAAATATGCAAGTATAAAAAAAGAAAAATTTATTTATTGGAATTATAGAAAAAAATTAATAATTGATATCATTTCTAAATATGAACCAGATATTTGTTTATTATGTGAAGTTGAATACAGTAACATTATCTTTTTCTCTAAATTTTGTATTAAAAATAATTATGGTTATATTTATACATGGTTTTATTTTTATATATTTAATTGTTCCATCTAATATACTTTAAATGGATATTATATGATTAAGAATTTATAATTCATTTATTAAACTTTGTAAAGTTATAATTTGATCTACAAATTTTTTGCATACCTTTCATGTTTTTTATTTGAACTTGACATATAAGACTTTTCTTTACAACGAAGAAAACTTTGGTATTCCGCATAGTTTTCAAATATTTTTTTTATATCACATATTCGAATTAGTTTAGTTGATTTATCGACATATATTGAATCTTTAGTCATGTTTAATGAATCATAATCAGCCACCTTTATTTCTGATACTGTTTGAGGAATTCCTTCATATATTGAATTTACATGGAGTAATAAAATACCGTCGTCTGTTAATACTAATCGTTTAAGCTGATTAGGTTGTGTGTGTGATGAATCAGCAGATTCATAAGATTTTTGAGGAGGTGGTGGAGGTGATGGAGATTGTTGAGTAAATGCATATGCATATTCATATTCATGAGAAACATAAGGTTCTAATTCAGGTACGGATGTTAATATTCTAATACCATACATTATAGTTTCTTGATTAGAGAGTGATTCATTGATACTTATATAAAGTACTTTACACTCATTTTGCAGTTCAATTTTTTTAACTATTATACCGTTACGAATAATTATTATTTTATGACCTGGATTTAATATAACTCTTTCGCCTATTTTTCTTCTTGCTATCTCGAGTGCGCGTTCACTTGGTTTTCTTTGTTCTTTCTCGTATATGCCTTGACCGTTACTAAGCCTTTGATTGAAACCTAGTCCTTTACTGAAGTCTCTTTTTATTACTTTCGCTTGTTCTGGTTCTATTGTCATCGGTCGTTCTTGTTCTCGTTCTATTGCCATCGGTCGTTCTCGTTCTATTGCCATCGGTCGTTCTCGTTCTATTGCCATCGGTCGTTCTTGTTCTTGTTCTCTTATAGCTTGTTCGTATCCTGGTTTTAATTGTCCATGTTTTTTTTGTAATATTCTATTTAAAAACCCACCTTTTAAATTAAAATATTTTTCTTTATATTTTAAATATTTTTCTCTATATGACATATATATAATAAACTATATATTAAATTGTATGAAATAATAAATTTGTTAAATTCAAAATTTTACTGCTTCAATAATTCTTTAGAGTATATTAAAAGATTTTTTTCATAAACTACCATAAATAAATCAATTATTGGAAATTACAGATTTATACATGGTTTTATTTTTATATATTTAATTGTTCCATCTAATATACTTTAAATGGATATTATATGATTAAGAATTTATAATTCATTTATTAAACTTTGTAAATTTTTAATTTGATTTTCGATGTCACTTATTTTACTATTTAAAAAAGAAAAAGATTTTACTAAGTCATCAATATCTTTGTCTAGATTTGTTAGGAATATACTTTTTTCATCACTATAATATGCATCAGATCTTTTAATTTGATCTTTTAGTTCAAGTAATTGAGAATATCTCTCATTTTTAGATAGTTGATCTTCTTCTAATATATATAAATATTGGGTTGCTGAATGTAGTTCTTCAAATAATTCTTGTTTTCTTTTAGTTAAACTATCTAATTCAGTTAAATTACCATTAACATTTACAAGAGGTTTAAAAGGAACATGTGGGTTTAATGATAATTGATCTTTACCATCTTCTAAGACTAACATAAAATGATCAAGACCATATTGTGCAATCTTAAGTCTATTATTTCCAGAACCTAATACGGCCACTGAATCACCATTGAATAATACAGTACCACTTCTAGTAACAGGTACTACTATTATCTGTAAATCAAATAATGCACAAATTCTATCTGCAGCTGAACTAAATGATGGTATTGTTGAATCAAACATTATTCTTTCAGTAGAAGAATCTAAACCAGCTAAATTACGTAATTGTCTTAATGTAAGATCTGGATGTCCATTTTTATGCAAATGTTGAAGAATAGAAATCCAAAAACATTGATTCGACATTCCTTCCATACTTCCACTATTAGGCTGTGTTCTCAACCTCTTCCCATTTTCAGGTACTTGAATTAATTTACCTTTTCCTGGAAATGTTTTAACTACTGTATTACCTAGACCTTGACTGTAACCTCGCCCTTGACCGTTACTAGGCTCTTGATTGAAACTGAAACCTAGTCCTTGACCGTTACTACGCCTTTGATTGAAACCTAGTCCTTGACCGTTACTACGCCTTTGATTGAAACCTAGTCCTTGACCGTTACTAGGCCCTTGACCGTTACTAGGCCCTTGACCGTTACTAGGCCCTTGACCGTTACTAGGCCCTTGACCGTTACGAAGCCTTTGATTGAAACCTAGTCCTTGACCGTTACGAAGCCTTTGATTGAAACCTAGTCCTTGACCGTTACTAGGCTCTTGACCGTTACGAAGCCTTTGATTGAAACCTAGTCCTTGACCGTTACTACGCCCTTGACTGAAATCTCTATCTTTATTACCACCTTGCATTTTTTTTAAAAGTAAATATTTTTTTTTATATTTTAAATATTTTTCCTGATAATCCATATATAATATAAGATATATAAATATAAGATATATAAAAAAAAATGATTTATATTACTTTTGTATTATTTATACAGATTATGACCATCGATAAGTAACATCAAATCATCAACACGTAATATTAAATCGTCAAATAAGCTCTGTAAAGATTTACTAGGTCTTTGTTTCACGAGTCCTGATCCACCAATAATTAATTCTTTTTTTAATTCTAAATACTTTTTTTTGTATTTTATGTATTTTTCATAATTATTCATTAATTTATATAAATAATTAGTAAAAATTATTCTTCAACTTTATTAATATATGATGCCATTTCTTGATTAATTTTATCAACATCTAAACCTAAATCATTTTTAAAAATATTATTAATTTCATCTCTATTATCTAGTCCAGTTTCTTTTAATTTGTTAACAACATCAAACAATTTACTAAAGTTATTTGCTTCATCGCCAGATAACATTCCAAGTAGACCTGAATTATTAACCATATTTAACATATTGCTTATGACTGGTTTTTCATTGACTTCATCGAGTTTACCTATTTCTACATTTGATGTTGAAAAATTTTCATCAATAATGATAGGTTCTAATTTTTGTTCTGATTCAGTAGTTCCACTCATTTTTAATAATGGATCAATAATATTTTTCATATTTTCCATACCAGGAACATTTGATTTTAAACTATCAATTAAACCATTAAAATCAATTTCACCATTATTAATTTTACTTTCATATTTTTTAGTTAATTCGCCAGATAAATTTAATATATTTTCCATTGTATTTTTACCTGTCATTGCATCTTCAAAGGATTTAAAGATATCATTAATCATATTATTAGTTGGTTCGTTTAATTTGTCAGTCTGGAATAAGTTTTGAATAGATTTTTTTGTTTGATCTAATTTAAATACTTTATTAATTAAACATTCTTTTAATCTATTAATTCTTTCTTCTAGTTGTTTTGAAGGTGTTGAAATATTTTCTTGGTCTAAAAATAATTTTAAGATTTTATGTAAATTTAACCATAATTTTTCTTTAACATTATCTGGTTGATTATTAAAAATTTTTTTTAATGAAAGGTGTGATCCAAATAAACTTTCAGAAATTTGATGGGTATCTTTATCTTTATGTGAAAAAACTTTAATTTTTGATTTACAAAAATTATTAAAATTTGCATTTAAACTTAATGTTTTATTTAATTTTTGTATACGTATTATTCGTTGTTCTACAGTTTCATTAATTAGTGACAATATCAACTCATTATTTGGAAATATTTCATTTAAATTAATAATAAAATTATTAAATTCATTGTGTATATTTTCAGGATAAAAACTCATTTATTAACATATTATATAAAAAAATCTTTATATAAATTAGCGCATTATAAAATCAGTAATTTAAAAAATCATCATTATATAATTTTTCTATTTGTTTTTTTTTTTTGGTTTCTTCATATCTCCAATATAAAGCTAAAATAATAATCGTACAAAAAATAATTGTTTGATAATTATTAAATAGAAATTCCATAATATAATTAAATATTTTTTGTTCTTTTGGTATTTCAATAACTTGTGTGTCAATAATTTTTTTTATTATTTTAGATTCTGTTAATTTAGGTCTATCATAATTGTTACCAAGAAATGTCATCTTATATTATGCCTAGATTTTTTTTTATTGTTCCAGTATGAATCTTAAATATAAATTTATGTTTAAAAATTAAAATATAAAAAATTGTAAAATATTTTTATTATGGTATATATAATAAGTTATGGAAACCTCACAAAATTTTTTTGAAAATAATATCAATATTGATTCAAATGAACCATTATTAATGACTGAAAATAATAGATTAACAGTATATCCAATAATGTATCATAATATTTGGTCAGCATATAAAACACAAGTTGCTGCATTTTGGACAGCAGAAGAAATAGATTTTTCAAAAGATTATAAAGATTTTTGTTCATTAAATGAAAATGAACAACATTTTATAAAAATGGTTTTAGCTTTTTTTGCTGCAAGTGATACAATTGTAAATATAAATTTAGGTGAAAGATTTATTAGAGAAGTACAACTTAGAGAAGCTATTGTTGCATATGGATTTCAAATGATGATGGAATCAATACATTCAGAAGTATATTCTTTAATGATTGATAATATTGTAAAAGATACATTAGAAAAAAATAAATTATTAAATGCAATTACAGAATATCCTTGTATATCAAATAAAGCATTATGGGCAAAAAAATGGATTGAAAGTAATTCTACTTTTGCACAAAGATTAATTGCATTTGCTATTGTTGAAGGTATTTTTTTCTCAGGTAGTTTTTGTGCAATATATTGGATTAAAAAGAAAAACCTTATGCCAGGTTTATGTGATTCAAATGAATTAATTTCAAGAGATGAAGGTATGCATACTGATTTTGCTGTTTTATTATATTCTATGATTGAAAATAAAATCAGCGAAAATACTGTACATAATATGTTTAAAGATGCAGTTTCTATTGAAAAAAATTTTATTTGTGAATCATTACCTTGTTCATTATTAGGTATGAATGATAAATTAATGTCAGAATATATTGAATTTGTTTCAGATAGATTACTTCAATCATTAGGATATAATAAAATATGGAACACTTCTAACCCTTTTGATTTTATGGAATCAATTAGTATTGAAGGTAAAACTAATTTTTTTGAGTCAAGACCTACTCAATATCAAAAAGCTTCTGTACTTAATACAAGCAATAATGCATCATTTGTGGCATTAGATGATTTTTAAAAAATATAGAATTTATTGTAAATTAAAAATATAACAACTAATATAATGAATAAAAATTTTTTATTGATTATATTTTTTATTTTATTAATAAATATATTAATAATTTTTTTATCAATATATAATGAAACAATTCATTTATTAGTAAAAAAAAATAACTTAAATGCTAATACAAAAATAATAACTAAATATTTACCTCCAAGAAATTTAATTCCAATAGAGAATAAATATAAGATTATTAAAGATAAATATGATTTTAGTGATTTTCATATAATTATCTATTGGAATAATGATAACAATTGTAAAATAATAATTAGAAAACTTGATGATGATAAAATATTTAGTTCCTTTATGGTTTGTATATATAATATTAAACAAACTGAAAAAATTTATATTACAATAAAAGAAAATGATACTAATGAGATCATTTTAAATTATGAAACACCATTTAAACTTGAAAAAACTGTTACTAATCAAGAACAAAATATTCCAAAAATAATAATACAAACAACTAAAAGTAATGAAGTTAGTAATGCGTGTTATAGTGCTATTCAAACATTTATTGATTTAAATCCTGAATATGAATATAAATTATATGATGATAATGATTGTATTGAATTTATAAAAACACATTTTGATGATCAAGTTTTAAATACGTATAATAAATTAATACCAGGTGCATATAAGGCTGATCTTTTTAGATATTGTATTTTATATATAACTGGTGGTTGTTATTTTGATATTAAACAAATATTAAGAGTTCCTTTAAGAGATATTATTGATAAAGATGAAAAAATAATTTTAACAGAAGATTATATTCTTACAGCTTATTTAAATGCTATAATATTAGTTGAAAAAAATAATCCATTAATGTTGAAACTAATTAATCAAGTTACTATTAATGTAAACAAAAATTATTATGGCACATGTGCATTATGTCCAACAGGTCCTTGCTTATTATATAAAATTGCAAAACACATAAAACCAAAATATTTTTATAAACCAAATTATAGTGAAATATTTATTAATAAATTACGTAGTAAATCAACTATTAAATATAAAAATAAATCAATTATTAATGTAAATTATCATGGATATTATAAATTATTTGATAAAAATTATTATGCAATTAAATGGTATATGGGAAAAATTTTTAAAAATTAATGATTAATTATATCATAATGTTTATATTGATTTGTTATAATTACAAAAAATTGAATATAAAAATATATAAATTTAATTATATGGATAGTATGTTTGTTATGAAAAGAAATGGAAAAATGGAAGCCGTACATTTTGATAAAATTACAGAAAGAATTTCAAAACTTATTGATGATAATGAGAAAAAGTACGTGGATCCAGTTATTATTGCACAAAAAACAGTAGCATCTATTTATAATGGTATTACAACTGAGGAATTAGATTTAGAGTCTGCAAAAATTTGTATAAATTTATGTACTACACATTATTTATATTCTTCAGTAGCATCTAGAATATTAATCAGCAATTTACACAAAAAAACATTAGATACATTTGTTGAAAAAGAGAATTTAATTCAAGAAGAGTTAAATATTTTAGATTCAGATTGGCTAAATTGGATTAATGAAAATAAAAATAAAATTAATTCAATGATTGATTATTCTAGAGATTATATTTATGATTATTTTGGTTTTAAAACATTAGAAAGAGCATATCTTATTAAAATTGGTAATAAAATTATTGAAAGACCACAAGATATGATTATGAGGGTTGCATCATTTATAAATAAAGGTAATTTGGAATTAACAAAAAAAACTTATGATATTATGTCATTAGGATATTATACACATGCATCACCAACATTATTTAATTCTGGAAACAAACGATCACAATTATCTAGTTGTTATTTAGTTGGTTCTGATGATACGTTAGAAGGTATTACCAAGACATGGTCGGATGTTTCTAAAATTAGTAAATGGGGTGGTGGTATTGGTATTCATATTTCAAATATTAGAGCTAAAGATTCTTTAATTAGGGGAACTAATGGACCATCAAGTGGCATCATACCAATGTTAAAAGTATATAATGAAATAGCACGTTACATCGATCAAGGAGGGAAACGGAAAGGATCCATAGCTTTTTATTTGGAACCTCATCATCCAGATATAAAAGCTTTCTTAGAGCTTCGTAAAAATACTGGAGCAGAAACTGAAAGAGCTAGAGACTTATTTACTGCTCTATGGATTTCTGACTTGTTTATGAAACAAGTTGAAAATAATGATGATTGGTATTTAATGTGTCCGGATACTTGTAAAGGATTATCTGATGTATATGGTAATGATTATGAAGATTTATATTGGTCATATGTTAAAGAAAATAAATTTAAAGAAAAAGTTAAAGCTCGTGATATTTGGCAATTAATTCTAGAATCACAAGTTGAAACTGGTACACCTTATATAACCTTCAAAGATTCTGTTAATAAAAAATCAAACCAAAAAAATATAGGTGTAATTAAATCATCAAATTTATGTAATGAAATTGTTGAATACTCTGATGATAAAGAATATGCCGTATGTAATTTGGCATCAATTGCTATTAATAAATTTATTGAACCATTTATTTTTAATAAAGATGATGAATGGGTTATCTATAGTAAAGATAACTGTAAATATTGTACTTATGCAAAAACATTTTTAACTAATAAAGGTATTAAATATTTAGAAATTAAAAATAAATTACCCAGTAATGCCAATACATATCCACAAATTTATCATAATGATAAACACATTGGTGGATATGATGATTTATTTGAATATGTTAAAGGAATATTTAGTTATGATAAATTATATGATACTGCTTATATTGCAACCAAAAATTTAAATAAAATTATTGATATTAATTATTATCCTGTTCCTGAAGCTGAATTATCTAATATGAGACATAGACCAATCGGTTTAGGAATTCAAGGTTTAGCTGATGCATTAGTTTTATTAAAAATACCTTATGACTCTGATGAATCTATAGAATTTAATAAAAAAATGATGGAAACTATATATTTAGCTGCTATTACTGCTTCACATGATTTAGCCAAAGAAAATGATGAAGGTGCATATTCAACATTTAAAGGTTCACCAATTAGTGAAGGTAAATTCCAATTTGATTTGTGGAATATTGATAGAAATGAATTAATGTATAAAGAAAGATGGGAAGAATTAACTGAATCAATTAAAAAATATGGTGTAAGAAATTCATTAGTCACTGCCTTAATGCCAACTGCATCGACAAGTCAAATTCTTGGAAATAATGAATGCTTTGAATTTTTCACAAATAATATTTATACAAGAAGAACATTAGCCGGTGATTTTCCATTAGTTAATAAATATTTAATTGATGAACTTTATGATTTAAATTTATGGTCAAATGAGATGAAACAAATGATTATTGCAAATAATGGTTCAATTAGTAATTTTAATGAAATTCCATCAAAAATTAGAAGATTATTTCAAACCATTTGGGAAATTAAACAAATTTGGACATTAAAAAATGCAGTTGCAAGAGGACCATTTGTTGATCAAACCCAAAGTATGAATATATTTATGCCAGTACCTGATTTTCAAAAATTACATTCATCACATTTTTGGGCTTGGAAAAATGGTCTTAAAACTGGTATTTATTATTTAAGGAGTAAACCTGCAAAAGAAGCTACTAAGGTTACTGTTGATAATAATATTTTAAATAAAGTTAAAGCTCTTACAGAAGAACATTCAGTTTGTGAAAATTGTTCCGCTTAATTATTTATGCAAAATATTAATTAAAAACTTGGAAATTAATACAACAAAACGATAATTCTGATGAAGAATTATTAATTGATGAAAATTTTAATTATATAGATTCAAGTGATGAAGATAAATAATTAAAGATATATTTTTTTTATATTTATATGACACTTACTAATAAAAAAAATAGTTTACCAAAATCATTAAAAATAAAAAACAAAAATTCAATAAAATTTCTTGTTCATGGTCAAGGTGTTTTTATTTTTAAATATAAAAAAAAAGATGATGAATTAACTTTTAAAATTGGTAATAAAGATAATACATTCGAACTTTTAATAAATATAAATGATAATCATATAAATATAAAAGAAAGTAATAATCAAATTGATATAACTGATAATAAAAATAATAATCAATCAAATAACCAAACAGATGAACTTCTTGATAAAACAAATGAAGTTATTAATCAAACAAATCAACTTCTTAATCAAACAAATCAACTTTTTAATAAAAAAGGAATAGATAATAATAAAGAATATTTTTGGTTGAGTTTAGATTCACAAAACGAAATTAATTATAATAAAATGCTAAAAGATATTGATAGTAAATATTTTTGGTTGAGTTTAGATTCACAAAATGAGAAAATACAATTTGGAATTGGAGAACCAAGAATAGAAACACAAACATTTATGTGTAATTTTATAGACATGAAAAAAAAAATGGAAAAATTAGTTAATATTTATGATTTACAAAATATTGAACCAATAAAATTATTGAGAGATCCAATTACAAATTCAGTACCACTATGTATTAAAAATACTGATGAACTAAAAATGAATGATATTGCACAAAATTTATTTATACCATATGCATCATTATCACCAACAAGTCAAATTTTATATAATAGCATTGCAGGAAAAAAATTTATATTAAATGATAAAGATTTTCCAGATTTTTCAAAAGCAATTGAATATAGTATAAAAACACCAGGAAAATGGTGTTATGAAAAGTTACAAGAAAAAAGCCGTGAATTTAATAAAGACAAACCAAATATATTAGAAACTTATTTAAGAATTACATTAGGACAAAATAACGGAGAATCACCAGGAATACCATATGTTATGGAAATTTGGCCGGTTGGTCATTATTCTCCTATACATAATCATGCAGAAGCTCATGCAATTATCCGTGTTTTAAAAGGAACAATTAATGTTAGTTTATTTGCATATTTAGGTGCCGATAAACCATTTGGAAATGCAAATTTTATAAAAGATGATATAACTTGGATAAGTCCAACATTAAATCAAATTCATCAATTAAAAAATTTGGAAACAAATAAAGAAACATGCATAACAATTCAATGTTATATGTATGATAATGAAAATCAACGTCATTATGATTATTTTGATTACTTGGATGATAATAATGAAATTCAACAATATGAACCTGATTCAGATATGGATTTTTTTAAGTTTAAAGAATTGATGAGAATGGAATGGTGTCAAAGGAAAAAATTTTGGTGCTTAAAATAATGTTTTAATAACAAGATCTTTATCAATTATTTCATTAAATTCTGGTTTAATAATTAGATCTTCTGCCAAATTTTTTATTGTATAGTTATTAGTATTACTAGGAATTTTTATATCATATTCCTGATCAATAAAGTCATAATAATTATTATTTATTATAACATCTTTATATTCATTAAACAATATTGAAAAAATTTTGATAGATTCTGGAATATCAGATAACTCATCTATTCTATAAAAAATATATTTTATTAATTGACTTTCTAATATAATAGATATTATTTCTTGTTCTGTAAAATTTGCAGAAGCTTTACTAAAGAATGGTAATATAACTTTTGATTTTTTAATTATTATTGTAACTAAATCTGTTGTTTCTATTCCATCACCAATAAAATACAAATTTTTATTTAATAACATAAATTTTAAATGTAAACTTAATATATGGTTTTCATATATTAAATATTTTTCAATATCAAAATGTATTTTATCATGTATATAATATTTATCTGTTAATAATATTATTAAGTCTTTATAAATATAATTTGATAAATTTTTCTTATAATTTGTATTATAACCAACAGATGTATGACCTATTATCACAGTAATAATTATACTACTTGCTACATTTGCGTATTTAATTTCATAAGATCTATCTGATTTTTTTATTTTAATATTTTCAGATTTAATTTTTTGTATTTCATCAATTCCTAATAATTTTTTAATCATAAAATTAAAATTAGTTTGTGAAGATTTAATTTCATAGTTTCCTTGTTTATAAATATTTGCTTTTTGTGCATCTTCAATATTAGAAACAATATTTGAAAATACATTTTTTATTTCATCACTGTTTTCATTTTGTAATGTAAGTCTTTGTAATAAATTGAGTAATTCAATATTAATTGTTTGATTTATTGTAGATTCTTCATTATCAATTTTATGTTTTATATTTTCTAATAATGAAAGATCATAATTTTGTGTTTCTGTATTATAAATCAAACATCTTATTAAATGTAATAAACCTGTTTCTACACAATCAGCATATGAATTACCATCATAAACACTCTTACCATAATTGTAAACATTTGGTAAAAGTGAAAAGTTATATAAATTTTTTACTGTAGGGTTTTCTATTGGTTCAGGTAGTGTATTATTACCAATAAGATTTAATACATAATCATACATACTAATACAAAATAATTTTGATGATATTCTTCCAATTGTTAAACAATTATTTTTAAGTCTTTCACTTAGGTAACATGAAAAAAATAATAATGAGGGCTTAATTTTAAGAAAATTATTTAGTGAGTTGTCCATATTATCGATAATTTTAATAAATTTTCTAAAAGATTCAATATATTCTATTTCTTTTCCAATAATTAGATCAATTTCATTTTTATTCTTATTTTCTAAAATTATAGCTTTATAATCATCAAGTTTTATATTTCTATTTGTATAATCATTATACACATCAAACATATCATATAAATCAATTAATTTTTGTTCATTCAAATCATATAATACTAATAATTGATCTTTAATATTTATATCTGTATTATAAATAATTCTTAAATATTCAAGTATTTTATTTATATAAATATATTTTGTTAATTGATTTGGTTTTGCTGATACACCAATATATCTTCCATCTTTAGAAAAAACAAAATGTTCCATAAATTTATTTATTACACTTTTTTTTTCCCTATTTGATAATTTTGACATTTCACATAAATTTTTAAAATTTTCAATTATATTAAAATTGAACTGTAAAAATAATGTATGGAATGGTATTATATTTTCTTCATTAATAATTATTTTATTTTCTTGAAAATTAAAAATATCTTTAAAATTTAATGAATTATTTAGTGGTTTTCTCGTATATATAAAATGGTTTACATCAAATATTATATTATTTTCTGTAGGAAAAATATGTGTTTCATTAAGTTCTTCAGAATTAGGATTATAAAATGGTATTTTACCACCTTTTAAATTTATATATTTATTTTTGTATTTAATATATTTATTTTTATAATCAGTCATTACAATATAATATAAAAAAATTGAAAAAAAAAAATATAGGTTACAATATATTACATATATGGGAAAAGGAGATACACATATTAAAAAACATAGTAAAGGAGGAAAACGTATTTTTATTAGTAATGATTTAAAAATTCCAAATGAGAATGAAGGTGAAATGATTGGTGTAATTACTGGAACACTAGGTAGTTGTCGTTTTAATGTTCATATTTTTAATGAAAACATTGAAGTTCAAGCATCAGCTCTACGCAGTTTTAGTGCAGGACCAAATAAAGAAATAATTAAAGTCAAAGATTATATTGTAATTCAACCTGGTATTTCAAAGAATCAATATTTTATAAATCATAAATATAGTGAAGCAGAAGTTCAAAAGTTATATGATTTAAATCATATTGGTAAGCCTAAACAATCTGTTACGGTTGATGAATCTGATATATTCGATTATTCAGAAGAACCACAAGGTGAAGAATTAAAACTCGATGATATTTGGGATATTTAATTAGTATTCTAATTAAAAATTTATTTTATTAATAAATATACATCTATAGTAAAAAAATACATTTTATAATCAATTAAATAATTATAAACACAACTGATTATATAAATAGTACAGTTTTATTACCTTCTAAAATTACATAAAATTATAATCTTTTTTATTGTTCTGAAAATCAATTAATCAAAAATTTATTTAACTTATTGATAGTGCTGGAATAAGGGTACATTTGATCTTGTTAATAAGATTACAACTTTACAAACAAAAAGTAATAAAATCTTTTGGAAAAAAAAAAAAATATTTAATAAAAGTGGATATCCACTTTCCACTTTTTAAAATCATTTAAGGATATAATTTCTATTATATATTAAATGGATATTACTGATGGATTACATAGTTGTAAACAATGTAATAAAATATATTCAAGTTACAAAAGCTTATGGAACCACAACAAAAAATTTCATACAAATGATATAATCAAAAATAATCATATGCATAATCATTTACCAATCAAAAACAATCATTGTGAAAATATTGAAGGAGAAAAAACTAAAATATGTAAATTTTGTAATAAAATTTTCAGCCATTATAATAATAAATGGCGTCACGAAAAAAAATGTAAAAATAATAAATTAATTAAATTAAAAAAAGAAATTGAAATACTAGAATCAAAGAAAAAAATATTAGTAACAGAAAATAATAAATTAAAAAATAAAAATATACAAAATATAAACCAAAATAACTGTAATAATAACATAAATAATGGAACAATAGATAATAAACATATTAATAATATAGTAATAAACCAAATAGGTTGTGAGAAAATTGATTCAGTTCCATTTAACGATATACTAAAAATATTAAGTACTGGTAATAATATGCCAATTACTTGTATTAAAAACTTAAATTTCAATAAAAATATACCTGAAAATCATTCTTTTTGTACAACTACACTCGAAGGTAAGCATTTTACTAGAATTAATCATCAAACACAAAAACCTGAAAAAGTTAATAAAATAGATTTTATTAATGAAGTACTTGAAAGCTCATTAAAATTTTTAAATAGTATATCTATATTAGCAGAGTTTGATGATTATTTTCGTGAAAAAATACCATTGGAATTTCAAAATAAGATGAAAGAAATATTAGAAAACCAAAATAAATTCCATGATCCAAAAAATAAAAAAGCTTTTTTTAATTGTATTAATGATATGAGTTATAATTTCAAAGATTTAATTCTTGAAACTTGGAAATTATTACAGCCAAAAGAAGAAGATTTAATTGAAGATGATGAACCTCCATTACTTGATGAAAATTATAAATACTGGTCTAGTGACGATGAATCTAAATAATAACGAATCATTAAGAATTATGTTTTGAAAATTAAGAAATAAATTGATTACTATGCAAACTTATTATTAGTAATTAAGTTTTAAAAATTAAGAAATAAATTGATTACTATGCAAACTTATTATTAGTAATTAAGTTTTAAAAATTAAGAAATAAATTGATTACTATGCAAACTTATTATTAGTGATTAAGTTTTAGAAAACTGAGTAATTAAAAATTTATTTAATATATTATTTGTTTTATTATCAATTATTGTATTTGATATTTTTTTCTCATCAATACCTGCTTTTATTAAATTGAGAACTCTCTCTTCATTTAATTTATTAGCATAATTTCTAATATATTCCATAAAACTTATATCCATAGAAGACATTTTTTTTATTAATTTTTTAACAAGATCTTTTTGATCAATTTTAGAGTTTTTAATACGATGTTCTAAATACCATGTACACCAAGCTAAACAAAATCCTCCAAAATCACCAGATTTTTGATTTAGTGGATTTAGTTCATCTGATATTGTTTGAAATCCAGAAACAGACATATAATCAGAGGGTTTTAAATATTTAAAACCAGTATTCCAGGTTAATTCTTCTTCCAAAATTTCATCTAATTGTTTATCAAAATATACAGTATCACCATATGGATCAAATCTTTCTATAGTCATTCTGTTAAAATCATAAATTAAAATATTTGCATGTAATCCAATATTGTTTACAGTTAATGATAAATAAACAAAACCAAAATCATGTGTTTTTTCTCTTCTGGTAGAATTTATTAAATTATTCAAGTTTTGGTGTATCCAATATTTATCTTCAGATTCATAACAAATAATCCATGGGAAAATTGGTGAAAAATCAAATATAGAATCAGGCCATGTAATTGTAATATTATCAGAAGCATTTAAATTTTTTAGTGAAACATCATCAATATTTGGTAGGTATAAATTAACATATTTATTTTTAAGAGTTAAAATAATCATTGAAATATCTTTAAATTTTGATTGAAATAAATTACCATGCGAATATTCATATTTTTCAATTATAACATCATTTAATTCTTTATATTCTTTTTTTGTTGATAAATATTGCATCCAATTTTCTGCATTAATTTCTTTTAAATAATCTTTTAAAATTTTATTATTAGGTCCAATAACATTTAAATTTATTTCTTGATCTTTTATTATTTTATAATAATTTTCAAAATTTAATTTAGTTAATAAATGTAATGGTGTTACTTTATTAACATTATGTTGATGCCAAACATAGGAATTACAATTAGATAATATTTCTAATGATAAAGGATCAAGATAACTATTTTTAAGCAAAAAATGTGCAATATTTTCATTTGATTTTGTTGTTGCAGAATAATCAAAATTATTTTTAATATAATCCCAAACTATTTTGGTTATTTTTAAATTATTATTAAAATATGTAAACATTAATGGTGAATAGGTGTTTACCATTGTAAAATAATTTGATTCGATACCACTATCTAATAAAAATTTAATTAGTTTTATATCATTTCTAGTAATAGCAGAAAACAATATATTTATATCTTCACTATCTCTTAAATTATAAATAGATGGATCAAACATTTTTAAAATTGTAATTATATTATCAGATGATATATTTTCATTAATAATTAAAGCATTAAGATGACAATCGTTAGGTTTATATATTTTTAATATTTTTAAGATATCATTAAATTTACATTCAGATAATAACAAGTCATAAATTATAATTTCTGATGAAATTTTTTGTAAAAATAATCTTTTCCATTCTAACTTATAATCTAAAAGCTCCATTATTAAATCTGGATTTAAATAATTTATAAACAATTCATTTTTATCATTTTTATTATAAATATAATCAGGATATGTTTCAATTAGATATTTTAATATATCAATATTATCATATTTAGCTGCTAAAAAAAATCCATTCATACCTTCATCATTTTCTTTATAAATTGGAAATTTATTTAACTTTAAAATATCTAATTTGTTAAATATTATTAAATAATGAAATAAATAATTATTAAAAAATATTGGTTCATTAATATTAAATTTTTTAAGTTGATCATTATTTTTAATATTTAAAATTTCTTGAAAGTTTATTTTCATTAAATTTAATTAGAAAAAATTGATAATATTAACATATAATTAATTAATCCTTCAAATATGTCAATAGAAATAGGAATTTCAAAATTTAAGAATGATAATGGTATATCTTGTTATATAAATTCAATATTACATATAATACAACAAATACCTTATTTTTCTGATTATATAGTATTAGAAGGATTTTTAGATGATATTCGTAATAAAGGTGTAGAACTATCAAAATTAGTTGTATATGAATTATACAGAATAATAAAATTAAGTTATGAAAACGACAATATTAATATTACACCTACAACATTTAAAAAACTTTTAGCAAAAAAGAATCCAATGTGGGGTGAGATAGCACAACAAGATTCGCAAGAATTTTTAATATTTATGATAACACAATTAGAAGAAGAATTGGGGAATAAAATTGATTTTATACCAGGAAGAAAAGATTTTTTAAATATTGAAAATCAAAAAATAACTTCATCTGATATATACCAAATATGTGGTTTAGATAGAAATAAAAATGAATTTTCAATAATTAGAGAACTATTTATTGGTTCTATAACATCAAATATTGTATGTGAATATTGTAATTCACACGCACCATCATTTGAAAATTTTATAACATTAAGTTTAGATATACCATTAGAAAATAATAAAGAAAAATATACATTAACAGAATGTATGAATTATACATTTAAAGATGAAAAATTTGATAAACATAATAAAGCTAATTGTGATTTTTGTGGAATTAAAAATAAAAGCACAAGAAAAACAAAATTATGGAAAACACCAAAAATACTAATTATTCATTTGAAGAGATTTAAAATGAATGAATATGGTCAGCAAGTAGCTAAGATAACAAATCAAATAGAATATCCAATTAATGAATTAAATTTAAATGATTATTATGATGAAAATTCACCTTTTAAAAATAATTGTAAATATGAATTAATTGGTGTTAATATTCATGAAGAGTTATTACATAAATCTTTAGATGTAGGACATTACGTATCAGCAGTAAAAAATAGATTTGATAATAAATGGTATATATTTAATGATGCATGTGAACCAAAATTAATTAAACAAAAACAGTTTAAAAATGCATATATGTTATTCTATATTAAAAAATAAGTTTTTATTTAAAATCTTTTTGTACCATTTACATATAATGACCCATTTATTTTAACATCACCATTATCATATAACTCTAGTACAAGAATATTATCAATACTTGTACCGTATTTCCAAAATGTTAATTTATCACCATAAACTCCTGTCATGTTAAAAATAACCCACTCATTAGCTTTTCCAACCATACCATTTTTTTTTGAATTTTTAATTGATATTTGACCTCCTTCATCACTAAAACGAGTAACACTTAATTTATCTAATACATCACCACCTAATTGAATATTACCTTTTGAATCAATAACTACACAATCATTAACCCACCCAGAACCTACATCTCCCGTTCCACTTAGATTAGATATTTTGAATTTACCATCTTTATCATTAGTTAAACCATAATGAACAATACCATCACCTCTAAATTTAATCTGAGAAGAACCAATTTTAACTTGTTTTCCAGGATCACCAGTTTTAACACTTAATTCTCCTCCAACTAATAAGTTATTTGTAATACTTAAACCACCTGGTAAACTTAATTTATTATTTAATGTTAATTGTTGTGCAATAGTTGATAAATTTCTAATTGCTTCAACATCAGCTTGATATGCAGCATTTGTTGATTGAAAGTTTTCTTTATTAAAACTTTTAATTTTATCATAAATAAAAATTGAAATAAAAACAATAATTATTATGATAAGAAAGTCAAAATTATATTATATTACATTTAAAGATTTATATTTTAAAATATTAATGGATAAAATTGATAAGTTATATTATATAAATTTAAAAAGAAGACCTGATCGTAATAATCATTTTTTAAATGAGTGTTTAAAAGCAAATATACCAAAACATAAAATTAAAAGATTTGAAGCATTAGATGGATTAACATATAATTTTGAAGATGATGAAATTATTTTATTTAAAAATGTTGATTACAGAGGTAAACCATTTGAAAATAAAATAATGGGAAATCAACTAAGTCATTTTTATATTTTAAAAGAAATGGTTGAAAAACGTTATAACTATATAATTATTTGTCAGGATGATGTGATCTTTAGAGATAATTTTTTGACATATCTAAATAGAGTTATGAATTCAATACCAATAGATGCAGAAATAGTAAATATAGGTTTTCATGAATTTGCATCATACGAACATTTTGTTGCATGGGATTTAACAAAAACAAATGATTTAGAAAAATTAGGACAAAAATATAATGATAATATTTGTAAATTAAATAATACAGTTAATCCTTGTTCATTAGCATATATAGTTACATTAAAAGGTGCAATAAATTTACTTGTATTTTTTAAAAAATATGGCTTTTTTAGAGCAACCGATTGGAATTATAATGATTATTTAAATTATAAAAATATATTTTATGGTTCATCAATAGTATTATGTACAGGTAATCCATCATTAGGTTCAGATATTTTTGGCAAATAATTAAAGGACTCCTTCAAAATTGTTAATTTTATATTTATCAATAAAAGTCTGTAAGTGTTTTAGTTCAATTTTATCTTTTAAATTATCAATAATTTCATGGTCAAGTGGTTCACGATTATTAAATTGTTGGAATTGTAATTTAAAATTTATAAATATTGCTTCTTTGTTTTCAATATTTCTTTTCTTTTTAGTTAATTCAACATTTTCAATATTTGATTCTTTATACCATTTATGTCTAAAATCATTTGTACTAATAAGTTCATCACATATTTCAGGCTTTTTTAATTCCTTAAATTTATTAAATTTTTCAATATCATTTATATTACTAAAATTTTTTTTAAATTCTTCAATAGTCTTTTCTCTAATTGGAGGACTAATTTCCATAAGTCTATCAAATTCTTCTTTATAAACTTTTAACATATGTTTTGGTCCCATACGCTCATCTGGATGTTTAGCCAATTCAACTTTAACATTACGATAAAATTTATCCCATGAAATTGCACTAACACGATGTCCTTCATTAAGTTCAGCTACTTTTAGTGATTGTCCAATTGTAGAAATTATTCCTCCTAAAATATTTATACCTCCAATAACATTAGCTCCTAATATTTGAATATCAGGAGGATATTTTTGAAAAGCAAAATTGCCTACACCTGTGATGATAGACATAATAATAACTGGTATTGTAAACCATTTATTAAGATAAGAATAATATTGATTTGATTTAGTATGAAGTCTTCCATAACACATTGCTTTATCAGCCCAATCAACTAATATTTCTTCATGTTCAACTGTCCATTGAATATCTTCACCACTATCAGCTAATAGTTCACCACTATTACTTTCAGTATTTTCCATTATATTTAATAAGATTTTTTTCTAATTTAGATTAAATGAATTCAAAAATTAATATACTAAAAAATAATTTTAATATTATTTTAAATATGAGAAAAGAAATTTACACAAATTTTGAAAATCTTGAATTAAAAATCTTAAAACTAAAAGACATTTATTTTAATTTACATAAAGCAAATAATGATAATAATTACACTTTTGGTTTAGATTCATTATTTTTTCAGAGAAGATTAATAGATGTTGAAGTAAAACATATGAAACAATTTAATTTACTATTAAATAATAGAATTTATTGTGAGTACTATAAATTGTTTAAAATTATATCAACATATGTAAAAAAAAATTATAAAGAACAAAAATTATTGGATATATTAAATGTAGAAAATAACATAGGTGTATATAAAGATTTAGAACCATTTAAAGAATATGATTCTGAAAAAATAGTAAATTTACATGAATTATTATTATCAATTATTAATGAATTATCAAATTATTATTTATCAAAAGAATTGAAATATAAAAATTATCAAGTTTCAAATGAAGCAGGTTTAAATTTGAATAACTTTGTAAATACTTATAAATTTGATTTAATAATGATAAAAGAAAATATTGATTTATATACTAATTATTTGGAATATTTTCATACAAATCAAATTAAAAATTTAAAAAGATTTTTAACAAAACTAAATATACTACACAGTCAAATTATTCATGATATAAAATTTGAATCTAAAAATGCAGATAAAAATATGATAGAAAATTTAATGTCTGATTCAATTGATGGAACACTAATATCAGAAATTAAAAATGATATTGATACTGATGATGATCAAGATATTGATTTACAACATGTAGAGTCAAAAAAAATAAAAATAAATCACTAAAATTTATAATTTAGACAGATTAGAGATACCTGAAATACATTTTTTATCACAATACCATTTGTTTAATCCAATAATTTCAATGAATAAATGAAGTAAAAAACCTGTAACAAAAAATGTCAAATCTAAGCCATACGGAACTTTATGTTCTTCGTCTTTATTATTACTTTTATTTATTGTTATATTAAATGCAATTTTACCGATTATAAATGTTATTAAACCTATAACAACTGCTTCTAAAAATGTTTTTATACTCAAAATATTTTCTAAATTATTCATTAACTAAATTTAGAAAATATATATTTTTATATTTTATTTCTTATTAAATTTTAATAAAATAATTTATCTAATTAATTTTAATGAATAAAATTGAAAATTCTATAGTGCAAATAATAGTTCAAAAAACGGAAATTGATTTAAATCATCCATTGAATATTTTTAAAAATATTCAATCATCTGGAACTGGATTTTTAATAAGTAAAAATGAAATATTAACATGTTATCATGTAATTCATGATTCATTAAATATTAAAATTAAGTTAAATGAAATTGAAAAATCAGCAAATATTAAATATATTTTTCCAAATGATGATCTTGCAGTTTTAGAATTTATTAATGATTTTAAAGATTACAATATATTAGATTATAAAATAAAAACAACTAAAGAAAACTCAGAAGTCTTAACTGTTGGATTTCCATATAGTTCAAAAACTGTTATAATTACTAAAGGTATCATTTCTGGTTATCAAGATTCTGTAATACAAACAGATTCACCATTAAATAGTGGCAATTCAGGAGGTCCAATATTAGATGGAAATAAATATATAGGTGTAAATCAATCTAAAATGATTGGCGATGCATCAAATGTAGGTTTTTCAATACCAATTTTTAGATTTTTAATATATTGGAAATTAAATAATAATAAATTACAAAAAATAAATTTAAAACCAAACTTATTATTTAAATATCAACAAATAAAACAAAAAGAATATTTTAATATAGATGGTGTTATTCTAACAAAAGTTCATGATTTATCGCCATTAAAAAACTCTAATATTGAAATAGGTGATATTATTATATCGATTGATAATTCTATAATAAATAATGATGGGTATTTAAAATTTGAATTTTTTCCTGAAAAAATAGAATTATGTGATTTACATTTATGGTTTATTGAAGGAGATAAAATTAATATAAAATATTATTCAATAAAAAGAAAAAATTACTTTTCAACTAAAATAACATTTAAAAATGTTATTACTAATTTACCTGATTATTATTATGGTTTGACTGATCCATATTATTATGAAAATAATGGATTAATTATATCCATAGTATCAAATTATCATTATGAAAATTTTAAAACTTTAAATTTAACAATAGTACAAAAAATAAAAATTTACGAAAGAATTGGAGATTATAAAAACTTATTTACAATTTATTTATCAGACATAAATTATTCAAAATTAAAATTTACTGATTATCCAGTTGGTGATATAATACTAGAAATTAATGATATTATAATATCTGATTTGAATACATTTAAATCAGTTATAAAAAATCCTATTAAAAAATTTAAAACTATTAATAACCACGTGTATTTTATTTAATTAAAAAAATTGATAATATTATTTAAAAATCTATTATGATATATATATATGACTAAAACTAAAAAACCAAAGAAAACTAAAGAAGATTCAGATGATGAATATGAAGTTGAATCTGAGAATGTTGAATCTGAATATGAAGATGAAGAAATTGAAGTTGATGAAGATGAGTCTGAAGTTGATTTTGTAGAAGAAGGAGAAGAAGGTGAACAACCGGAATGTATAGTTGAAAAAATAATTGAAGATGATAATGATTTTTTTGAAATTAATGATAGTGATATTAAACAAGAAATAATAGAGAAAATGGTAGAACCAAGTAAACGAATTTCACCTAATAGATTAACAAAATATGAAATGGTTAGGATTTTAGGTGAAAGAACAAAGCAATTAACTCTAGGTGCAAAACCAATGATTAAAAATTATCAAAGTTTAAGTTATGATAAAATTGCTGAAGAAGAATTAAAATTAAATATGATTCCGTATAAAATAAAAAGACCTTTACCAAATGGAAGATATGAAATATGGACATTAGATGAACTAAAAAAAGAACATTTATTATCATATTTAGAATAAAATTACCAATTATAATAACAAACACAACAAATAAAATTACCAATTATAATAACAAACACAACAAATAAAATTACCAATTATAATAACAAACACAACAAATAAAATTACCAATTATAATAACAAACACAACAAATAAAATTACCAATTATAATAACAAACACAACAAATATAATTAATTTTCATTGAATTATTTTCTCTATAAAATACAGCTTCTTTACTTATTTTAGAATTTTTATTTGTTTCGCAAAATTCATTTTTACAAATATAATCATGTGTTCTAGGTAATGTAGGATTAGAACAATAGAATTGATTTTCTTCTAAAGTTTTGATTTTTTCATTTTTACTATTCACATCAAGTTCATATAATACTATTGATTCTTTAATTTCAATAGAATTATTACAATTAGTACATTTAAATTCAATACCACTAGATGGTACTTCTTCATATAATTTATTAATTTTTTGTTTATCTTGATCACTTAATTTTTTATATTTAGCATTTTTAATAATTTCATCAATTTTAATATCAGTTTTAAAATTGCTTATATCTTCATTATTTTCTATTTTTTTAAAAATATCTGCAGTTTTTTTAATAACATTTTTTTCATCAACAATAATGTTTGATGATTTACCTATATCAAAAGAAAAATGACACTTTGGACAGAAATACATAATTAATATATATTGTAGCTTATACTTTTATATATCAATTTTTTTAAAATAAAAATTAGAGTAACTTTTGATAATTTTTAATCTATATTTTTAATGATGTTATATAAAGTTTAATCATATAAAATTGATTTTTACGTAGTAAAACATCATTTTAAGTATACTCTTTTAAATATATTTAAAAAAAATGAAAAATATATTTAAAAAATCATATTTATAATAAGTTATGGCTGAAATATATGAAATTAATCCAAAGAAAATTACAAAATTAAAAGATATTGTTTATAAGTTTATTGAAAAACATAAAGTAATAGGTGGTTCTGATGTAAAATTTACTCATGTATCAATGGGTGATTCTTTTTTTGGTAAATTCAATTTAGATAAAAAAGCAAGAAAAGAATTTTTAGATCATTATAGTAATGCTGTAGAATACGGTGCAGTATTTAGTATAGCAGAAAAGCCAAAAGATTACGGACCAATATTAGTTGATGTAGATTTAGAATTACCATTAGATGAATATAAGACCAATGAAAGATTATATAATAATAATATGATAATTGATGTTATTAATACATATAGAAAATCACTTAAAAAATTTTTAGATCTAAATGATTCAGAATTACAAGTAACATTACATGAAAAAGAACAACCAACAAAAAAAACAACAATAGTAAAAGATGGTTTCCATTTAATTTTTAACAATATTTGTGCACATTATAAAGTAAGACATTTAGTAAGAAATGATGTTGTAAAAACATTAGAAAATAATGATAATTTTACAGGATTTTGTAATTCAGTTGATAAAATTATTGATAAAGCAGTTGTAAATACAAATTGTTGGTTAATGTATGGTTCAAAGAAAAAAGATGGTCAATTATATAGATTAACAAAAATATTTAATATTGAGAATAAAGAATTAAATATTCAAAAATTATTAAATCAAAAAGAAGTTTGTATTAAAATGTTTTCATTACAACAAAAAATTTGGTGTAAAGAAAATGCACAAGTATATTTAAATAATATTGATGATGATATTATTGATGAAGAATATGGTAAAATAGCAGATAAAATTACATATATAAAAAATACAGATGTTGATCAACCCGTGCCAGAAAATAAACAAGATACTGTAAGAAGAGCTAAATATTTTATTTCAATTTTATCAGAAGAAAGAGCTGAAGATTTTAATGATTGGATACGTGTAGGTTGGGCATTACATAATATTGATAATTCTTTATTAGAAACATGGATTGATTTTTCACGTTTATCAAATAAATTTAAAGATGGTGAATGTGAAGAACTATGGTATAAAATGAGAGATGAAGGTTTAGGTTATAGATCAATAATGTTATGGGCTGAACAAGATGATAATGCTAAATTTACTCAATTTATGGCTAATGAAATTAGAGAAGCCTTAACACAAAGTTTAGAAGGTAGTACATATAAAATTGCTAAAGCATTACATACAAAATATCCAAATAAATATATTTGTTCATCATTAACAAATAATACATGGTATGAATTTAAAAATCATAGATGGTTTAAAGTACCACAAGGTCATACATTACAAAGAGAAATATCTGAATCTTTTGCGAATGAATATTTTAAATTAGCATCAGCTTATAATTTAAAAGCTACAAGATTAACGGGTTTAGATAGAGAAGATATAAATAAAAAAGCATTAAATATTCAAAAAATTGCAAGTAAACTACTTGATGTTACTTTTAAAGAAAAAATAATGAAAGAAGCAAAAGCATTATTTTTTGATCCAGAATTTGAAAATAAATTAGATGAAAATTATGATTTAATTGGTTTTAATAATGGTGTTTATGATCTTAACAAAGAAGAATTTAGAGATGGAAGACCAGATGATTATATTTCTAAAACAACTAATAATGATTATATACCTTTTAAAAAATCACATCCTTATTTTGAAAAGATGAATAAATTATTTGAACAAATTTTACCTAATCCAGAAGTTCGTAAATACTTTTTAATGACATTAGCAACTTGTGTTTCTGGTCATAATAAAGAAGAAAAATTATATATAGCAACTGGTTCAGGTTCAAATGGTAAAAGTTTATTATTTAATCTTGTTGGATTAGCATTGGGTGAATATTATTTATCTTGTCAAATTACAATAATAACAAGAAAAAGAGGAGGTTCTGGACAAGCATCTCCTGAATTATTAAGATTAAAAGGTGCAAGATGTGGTTGTTTTCAAGAAACAGATGAAGGTGAAAGGCTTAATGTTGGTATGATGAAAGAAATTACTGGTAATGATAAATTTGTTGTTAGAGGTTTATATTCTGATCCAGTTGAAGTAAAACCACAAATTAAATTTTATTTGGCATGTAATCAATTACCAACTGTTCCTTCTATCGATGGTGGTACATGGAGACGTCTAAGAGTAACTAATTTTGGTTCAAAATTTGTTGAAAGACCCCAAAAACCTAATGAACATTTAATTGATGCATCTTTAAAAGATAGAATTAAAGATTGGGCACCATTATTTGTAAGTTATTTAATACATTTATATGTAACTGAATATAAGAAAATACCATATCTTTCAGAACCTGATGCAGTTAAAATTAGTACTGAAAGTTATAAAATGGAAAATGATCACTTTACTGAATACTTTATTAATAGGGTTGTATATACTGGTGATAAGAAAGATACAATTAGTATGAAAGCAATTTATGAAGATTTCAAAGCTTGGTTCAAAAGTAGTCATGAAGGTGTTAAAGTATCAAATCAAGTTGATCTTAATAAATTTTTATTTGAAAAAATTGGAGATCCCAAGAAAACTAGATGGCGTGGTTATAAATTTAATGGTGAAGAAGAAGAACCATTATCTGATGATGATGAAGATATTAAAAATGCATTAGATATTTAAAAACAATTATTATTTTATAGAATAAATTAATAATTATTTATTTTAACTTAATGTTATTATCTTAATTTTATACTTTATTAAGAGAATATTTGATAAGTATTTGTTTTTTAAACTAAACCACTTCTTGAGTATTTACTACATTTTTTGCAGAAATAATTGTTGATTATAAATCAATTATAGGTTCTTCGCTATTTATTGAATATTTAGACGATGAGTATTTATTTTCATAAGGAGCTACTTATTGAGATTTTACTTCATTTGCTGAAGAAATAATTGTTGGTATTATATCAAATCTAGGTTTATATCCTTTGTTTTTTTTGTTAAATAGTTTACGAGTCCTAGGTGTTAATTTTTTTAGATCAGGAGGAGCTACTTTTTTAATTACAGGATTCATTTTTTCCCCTTTTGCTACTTTATTATATATTTTACGAGCCCTAGGTGTTATTTTTTTTAAATCAGGAGGTGTTACTTTTTTAATTACAGGACTCATTTTTTTCCCTTTTAATGAAACTTTTTTTGGTGCTTTTTTTGCTTCTTTTTTTGCTTCTTTTTTTGCTTCTTTTTTTGTAGATTTTGTTTTAAAATTTTCACTCATTTTATTTTTAATTAAAATAAATAAAATAATTACTAGAAAAGTTATTATAACAATATCATCCATAATATATTTATTTAGAATTAATATTTTTTAAAATAAAAAAAAATTGAAAAAAAAAATCTCTAACTGTTATAAAGAATTTTATGCCTTCTCTCGTTGAATATTTGAACAATAGTTTTGATCATAAATTTAAAAAAACTAATTCTATTAATGCTAATTATAATAATATTAATTTTAATAATAACACTATTTATTATAATTCAAACTCAAATTCTAATTTAATTTGTAAAGATACCAGTTATATATTAGGAAGAAATGAAGGTTATACTACAATTCATTATAATAATATACCATATGATTTTATGGTTAAACATTGCAGTTAATAATTATTTATTATATTGATACACTCACTTATAGTAATTCTTTTAGTAGGATCAATAATTAACATTTCTTTGATAAGTTTTATTATTTCTTGTGGAACTTTATCAAATAAATTACTATCAATTATATTTTTAAATTCTAAATCTTTATCAATTTTTAATTTATAATTTTTATCAAAATACAATTTATAGTTTTTGGTTTTTTTTAAAAAATCTTTTGGAAATTCACCACATAATTCATTTATTAATTTTAAATGATAAGAATCACGATCATAATTTTTATCTTTTATAGGATCAAATAAAAATTTCCCAGTTAAAATTTCATAAATTGTACAACCTAATGCCCATATATCATTTGGATATGATGATTTACCTACTAATATATTTTCTGGAGATCTGTAATATCTTGTTCCAAATGCTGTTTCAAAATATTCTTCTTCTTCCATAAATGAACCAAAATCTGCTAAACTAATAGATAATTCACTATCATCAATATCATATTTTTCAAGTTCAGATTCATTATATTTATCTATAATATTTTCATAAATATTTGAATGTGTCTTACATCTTATTTTTATTTTTTCTATAGAAGTTATATTATCTATTTTTTTATTATTTGTAGAACAATATTCATTTTTTTTATTTTTATATTTTTCATTAAAATTTTCAAATTTATATAAATCAATTAAATATTTATTTAATTTTGTTACTCCTTTTACTAGTATATTATCAGTTTTAATATCTGCATGACATATTTTTAATTTTTTATGCAAATAATATATTGATTTAAATAAATCTTTAATGATTCTAATACTTTTATTAAAAGGAATACCATTTTCATAATTTCCTTTTCTAATTAAACAATCTAAATTACATGAGTGTAAATTATATACTGAACACAAATATTTTTTATTATTAGAAATTTCAATAAAATTATCAATAAGATTATTAAAATTGTAATCATTTGGTAATCTTCTCATAAAATTATTTTCATTAACACCTTCTTTATATTCATTTGGATGTTGGACTTTTATAGCGTAAAATTTTTGATTTTCAATATTATAAGCTAACCATACTATTGAATAGCTACCACTTCCTAATTTGTGTAATATGTTATACTTTGATATAATTTTTCCTTCTAAATCTATGTTTTCAGTATGATCTTGAAAATCATCATCCGAAATACTTTCTTCATATTCAGTATTATTATTACATTCTGATTGAACAATATTATCACTCATTATTATTATTAATATTATTTTTTTATATCTTAATTATATGGAAAGAAAAATAAAAAATATTGGATTTAAAGTTAATCAAAATGAAATATTTTTAAATCCAAATACACTAGAAACACATAAAAATGAAGATGACGACCCTATATGTCCAAGTAAATATTACATCTCACATAATAAAGTTTTAAATTTTGTAAAAAAAAAATGCTATAATAACATTTCTAAAGAGGATTCACAAAAATATATGTTATATCCATATACTGTACTTGATTCTACTGAATTACATAAAATTTATAATTTTATAGATTATGATAATTTCTTTGATCAAATTCAGGAACAAGTTAATAATGGACAAAAATTTAAAACAATAGATAGAATTATAAATTCATGTATTAAAACTGATCATGAATATTTAAAAAATAAAAATAAACTTTTAACTAAAGTATATATTTATTTAATTAACAAATTTTATCCAAAAAATAAATTAAATGATAATGATATTAATAAAATAATTCAAAAATGGTTTAATAATTATAATTTTAATAATTTTAATTTAAATTTAGGTGATGAAATAATAAAAAAAATCTAAACTAAAATAATATATATGACAACAATTAATGATAAAAGAGTACTTAAATATTTTATACCACCTCCAATTATTACAAATGTTATTGAATATCAAGATGTAAATAAAGATGAAAGATTAAGAAAAAATGTTACTGATTTTTTCCTTAAAAAAAGTATCAAATGGATAGAAAAATATAAAGAATTTGAACATTTAAAAACAAAACTTAATCTTTTAAAATCAAATAAAGGTTATAATATAATATATAATTTATTACGTGAATTTGTTAAAAAAGGTTCTAATAATTGGTTTGATTTAAGAGAAAATTATGATGTAATTAAAGATTATTTAAGATATAGACTTGGTAAAATATAATTTATTTTTTTGGTTTAACAACTGATTTTGGTTTAACAACTGATTTTGGTTTAACAACTGATTTTGGTTTAACAACTGATTTTGGTTTAACAACTGATTTTGGTTTAACAACTGATTTTGGTTTAACAACTGATTTTGGTTTAACAACAGATTTTGGTTTAACAACAGATTTTTGTTTAATAATAGGTTTAACAACTTTTTTAATTAAATTTTCAGAAATACTTTTTTTTATTTTAATATTTTCTGCACTTTCAAAAATAATATTTTGTTCAGATAATATTTTTTCTTCAAATTGATTTTCATCTATTAAATTGATATTTTTATCATTTTCTAAAATTTTTATATTATGTTGAATATTATTTAGTTCTTCAGTAGTTTCTTCGGCAACAAGTTCAGTAGTTTCTTCAGCAAGTTCAGTACTTTCTTCAACAAGTTCAGTACTTTCTTCAACAAGTTCAGTAGTTTCTTCAGCAAGTTCAGTACTTTCTTCAACAAGTTCAGTAGTTTCTTCAGCAACAAGTTCAGTAGTTTCTTCGGCAACAAGTTCAGTAGTTTCTTCAGCAACAAGTTCAGTAGTTTCTTCAGCAACAAGTTCAGTAGTTTCTTCAGCAACAAGTTCAGTAGTTTCTTCAGCAACAAGTTCATCTACTACTTCAGTAACATGTTTAACCTCTACTTCATTAACAGATTCAGTGACATGTTCATCTACAACTTCAGTAATAGATTCAGCGACAGGTTCATCTACAACTTCAGTAATAGATTCAGAAACAGATTCATCTACAAATTCAGTAATAGATTCATCTACATGTTCAGCAACAGATTCAGCTACAAGTTCATCTACAAGTTCATCTACATGTTCAGCAACAGATTCAGCTACAAGTTCATCTACAAGTTCATCTACATGTTCAGCGACAGGTTCATCTACAACTTCAGTAATAGATTCAGCAACAGGTTCATCTACAAATTCACTAATAGATTCAGCTACAAGTTCAGCAACAGATTCAGCTACAAGTTCATCTACATGTTCAGCGACAGGTTCATCTACAACTTCAGTAATAGATTCAGCAACAGGTTCATCTACAAATTCAGTAATAGATTCAGCTACAAGTTCAGCAACAGATTCATCTACATATTCAGCAACAGATTCATCTACATGTTCAGCAACAGATTCAACAAAATGTTCAGTAACAATTTCTTCTACATGTTCAGTAACAATTTCTTCTACAGGTTCAGTAACAATTTCTTCTACAGGTTCAGTAACAATTTCTTCTACAGGTTCAGTAACAATTTCTTCAGTAACGGGTTCAGTAACAATTTCTTCAGTAGCAGGTTCAGTAACAGATTCAGCAACAAGTTCAGTAACAATTTCTTCAGTAGCAGGTTCAGTAACAATTTCTTCAGTAGCAGGTTCAGTAACAATTTCTTCAGTAGCAGGTTCAGTAACAATTTCTTCAGTAATAGATTTATTTAGATACTCATGTTCAGTACTAATAAGTTTATTATTATTTTCCATATATTAATACTTAATATTTTTCTTTTAAATAAATAAATAAAAATAAAAAATAAAAAATAAATAAGTTGACTAATAAATTAAAAATATTTAAAAAAATGAATATATATATATTTAATGAATTATGACAAAGAAATTTTAGTAAAAGATTATTTTGATATTCACAATTTTTATTCAGAAATATATGGTAAAAATAGAACAATTATTTTAATGCAAGTTGGTGCATTTCATGAATGTTATTCATGTGATATTGAAGGTTTAGATTTAATATATCTTGCATCAAATTTAAATGTTGTTTGTACAAAAAAAAATAGTAAAGAACCTGTTTCAAAAAGTAACCCAAGAATGATTGGATTTCCAATTGAGGTTATTCAAGTGTTTATTGATAAATTATGTGGGTTAAATTATACAGTTGTATTAATTGATCAAACTTCTGAACCACCAAAACCTAAAAGAGAAATAACGGGTATTTATTCTCCTAGTACATTTATTAATTCAACAAATATTCAAAATTCTAATAAATCATCAAGTATTGTTTCTTTAGTGTTAGAAAAAGTTTCTAGTAAATTATGTATTGGGTTATCTGCATATGATATTTTTACAGGTTATGGTAGTTATTATGAAACATATTCAAATGATACTGATATTATTTTTGCTTTAGATGATTCATTAAGATATTTAGAAACAACTAATCCAAAAGAAATTTTAATATATACAACAATAAAAGATAATGAACAAATACAAAATATGTCAGTAAAAAATATAATTGACTATCTAGGTTTTAATGAGAAAATGTTATTTAATATAAATTTTAAAAATACAAATAAAATATCATATCAACAAAACATTTTTGATAAAATATTTAAAAATCACAGTAATATATTTGAAATAACAAATTTACATAAAAATAATTGGGCAAGATTATCTTTAACTAATATTTTTGAGTATGTTAAACTTCATCAAGAAAATCTAATAAATTCTTTAAAATTACCAGAACAATTTATTAATAATAAATATTTATATTTAGGAAATCATGCATTAGAACAATTAGATGTTTTTAATAATAATCCAAATCAAAAAAGTTTATTTGAAATAATAAATTATACAAAAACATTAATTGGTAAAAGATATTTAAAACAACAATTATCAAAACCTTTAGTTGAAAATAATGAATTGCATGAAAGATATGAATTAATATCAAAACTTGTTAAAAATGATAATTATAAAATACTAAATGATTTATTAGAAGATATCAACGATTTAGAAAGATTAATAAGAAGATTAGAAATTGGAATTTTACATCCTTATGAATTAAATTTATTATTTTTATCATATTATCAAATAAAAAAAATAATAGAGTTTAGTGAAAAAAATAAAATTTTTAGTTTAAATAAATCAAGTATCGATATTGATAATTTTTTGGATTATATTAAAAAAACTTTTAATTTAAATATAATAGCAAATTTAAATTTTAGTAATTTTAATGAATATGATAAAAACATCTTTCTAAATAACAAATATAATGATATAACAAAATTATACAATGAAATAGAAACAGCAAATAGTTTTATGGAAAAATTACAAGAAAAACTATCAGAATATATAGAAATTAAAAAAGATACAACATTGATACAATTAAAATATAATGAAAGAGATGGTCATTATTTATTGATTACAAGCAAAAGGTGTAGTTTATTAAAAACAAATTTAAAAGAAGTAAAAGAAATTAATGTTAATGGTATTATATTAAAAGTAGATGAGCTTGTTTTTACAGAATTACCAAAAAGTTCTTATACTAAGATTAATTGTAAAAAAATAAAAGAAATTTCAATGTCAGTAGTTAGTTTAAAAATAGCATTAGCAAAACTAATTAAACTAAAATTTATTGAAGAATTAGATATAATTACAAAACAGTTTTCTGAAATTCTTCAATATTGGTCAAAAAATATTTCTTTTATTGATTTTGTAAATTCAGGAGCAAATTGTTCAATTAAAAATCATTATACACAACCTATAATAGTGAATAATGATGTATCATATTTTAAATCAACACAATTAAGACATCCAATAGTTGAATATATAAATAATAATTTTGAATATAAAACACATGATATTGAATTAGGAGGACCAAATGAATTATGTGGTATATTATTGTACGGAATTAATAGTTCAGGTAAATCAACATTAATGAAATCAATAGGATTAAATATTATTTTAGCACAAATTGGTTATTTTACTGCATCTAAATATTTTGAATTTACACCTTATAAAAGTTTATTTACTAGAATAACTGGAAATGATAATTTACATAGAGGATTAAGTTCATTTATGGTTGAAATGGTTGAATTAACTTCTATATTAAAAAGAAACAATAAAAATACCATGGTAATTGGTGATGAAATATGTAAAGGAACAGAAGAAAAATCAGCAAATATAATTGTTGCATACATGCTTAAAACATTATCTGATAGTAATACATCATTTATTACTGCTACACATTTACATAAATTAACTAATTTAGAAGTTGTTAAATCTCTTAAAAATGTTAAAGCAAAACATTTAAAAATAACTTGTGATTCACAAAACGAAAAATTGATTTTTGATAGACAATTATCAGATGGACAAGGTGATTCTTTCTATGGATTAACAGTTGCAAAGTTTTTAATGAAAGATAATAAATTTAATGAAGTTACAACTGAAATATTAAATGATTATGATAATTATGATATAAAAAAATCAAAATATAATTCATGTAATTATTTATTTAATTGTGAAATATGTAAATCTAAGAATAATTTAGAAACACATCATATTAATTTTCAAAAAGATTTTAATAGTAAAAATATTAATGAAAAAGTATTACATATTCAAAAAGATGCAAATTATAATTTAGTAACTTTATGTTCTAAATGTCATGATGAAGTTGATAGAAATAATATAGTTATATTTGGCTGGGATGAAACATCAAATGGTAGAGAATTAAATTATAAAAAATCAAGTATTACAATTAAAAAAAAAAAATATTCTGATGATTTTATTAATTATATTAAATCAATAAAATCACAAACATGTGATCCAAAATATGCAAGAATAATTATAAAAGAAAACTATAATATCAAAGTTTCTTCAAAAACTATAAACAATTTATGGTCAAATAATTAAACAATTTATGGTTTAATTATTTACACAAAAACCTCTTCTTTTTCTATTTTTATAGCAGTTTGAGCATCAGTTAATTTAATGAGTGCTATAGGTAAATCGTCTATTTTATTCAATTTAACATTTTTAAATGATATTTGATTATCTTTGATAATAGCAGATTCAAAAATATTTTTATTATTTATATTAAAATCATCATTAGGTACAGATATAAGTAAAATATTATTATATGATGTTAATTTTGCTTTAGGTAATTCATTTATTTTATTTAAATTCATAACAGAATAGTTGATATTATCATTTTCATCAAATAATAATTTTGGTTTATAACTTAAAATATTTTCATCTAACATTCTATTTGCACGAACAGCAAATATAAGATCATTAATTGGAATATATCTAGAACCAACTTCTATAGATGATTTTAAATAATCAATATCTAAAATGTTTTTATAATAATTAACAATTTCTGGAGCAGAAGAACTAGCAATTATGTTTTCACTAGAATGAATTGGATTTTCACTAGATGGAAGAGTTATATTTTCAGAAGAGTAATATTTATTTTCACTAGTTTGCATTGTATTTTCGGTGCTAATAGTATTATCAATTGTAGTTTTTAGGTTAAAAATGTTTTCATTAGATGAAATTGGTATTTCAATAGATGATATTTTTTGTGTTGTGTCATTTATATTTTGAAATTTTTCATTATTTAAAATTATTTCATTATTAATGATTTTATTTAATATTTTTTGTTGTAAATCAAAATTTAGTTGAGAAAATGTCATTAATTCATATTTTTTATAATCATCATCGCTTAAAACATATTTATAATATTTTTTTGTTACATTTTCAATATTTTGAAATTTTTCATTTATTTGTTTTTTGTTATTTAAAAATAAAATAATTAAAAAAACTAATAAAATAATTAATAAAATATTATCAGACATTATTATTAATTATTTAGATATTTTTTATAATAAAAATTTAATTTATTATGACATTGTGGAATATAAATATGCACCAACTCCTATAATAAGAAGAATAATAATACATATAATAATTCCCGAAGATCCTGCAGCAAAAGGACTAAATGATGATATTGCAGATTCAAGAGCAGCTTTTGTTTCTGTTGTTTCTTGTACTGTAGCTGTTGCTGCCATAGTTTGTCCTGCTGTATTTTTATTACTAGTATCGGTGGATGTAGCATTTTCATTATTACTTGTTATATCTGTTACCATTTTTGCAACTTGTGCTGCACCTAAAATACAAGTATTTAGTGCATTAACATTTGCAACTTGAGTAATAATAGCTTGTCCACCATCTGCAATATCTACATTACCTGCTGTAAGTTGGTTACTAGCACTTGTATTAATATTACATGATGCAGAATTTAACTGTTTTATTGTATTATTAATATTATTTTCAACAATTGATTTAATCTTATTTTCATTTATAGTTGTATTTGAAATACTAGTTTTCATTTTATTTTTAATTATTGTATTACTTTGAGTATTTGAGACTGTTCCTGGAGTTAATACAGACTCCATCATTTTAGTAACTGATGAAAGCATATCGGCTAAACCACCAGCCGTACTTGAGGATTTTTGTAAATTAGATGCTGCTTGCATTGCTTGTTGAAGTACAGAATCATTTTGTATTTTATCCATAACACTAGAATTGATTGTATTAGCTAATTTTGCCATAGCACTAGAATCTTGTGTTATATTAGCTACAGCTTGATTTGTAGCTTTTACATCAACTTTTTGATCAATTTTAAAAACAGAATCTTTACCCTTTACACTAATATTCCCTAGATTTACTGTATTACCTCCACCAGTAGCCATAGAAATACTTTGTGCTGTTTCATTAACCATTGTCATTGTTGAATTTGTAATTTGTTGATTTAAAATATCTGTTACATTTTTATTTAAATTTTTTATTTCAGCACTAACTTCATTTTGTATATCAGTAGTTGTAACTGTCTTACTAGTCTTACCACCCATTTTTTTTATATATAAAATAATTAGATTTTATTTTAATTTTAAGTTTTTTTTTATAAGTTTATAATAATGGGAAATACAATAGTTAAAGATGATCTTTTATTAAATACAGATACAGATTTAGGTAAATTTATTCAAAATTGGGCTTTAAATAATTATACTATTCATCCTGAAGCAAAAGGAGATAAATTTAAAGATTCACTAAAAAAAAGAGCTTGTTGTACTTGGTCACCTACAGTTGGTATTGGTATTGCTGGAGTAAATGATTTAACTAAACCTACAAAAATTGATCAATATAGAGTTAATATAGCACCATTTAATGGTGTTGATGGTAAACCTTCAAAGTCACCAGATGTTATAAATTCATCTAATTGTAAATTAGATGATGATACTGGAAAAAATCAAAATTTTTATCAAGATAATGCAGATAAAAAATTTATTAATTCACAACCTTCTTGTGCAAATTTTTATAAAAAAAGTACATCAAATGGTTCACCCGGTTTTGCTGATTATGTTTTAAGAAATAGATCTAATGATGATACTTTTCGTTTAAATACTAGAGATGTTAATCTAAAATCTGATACTTCAAAATTATATTCAACACCATTAGGTAATCAAATATTAGGTTTAACACCAGATTTAGGTAGTGATTCAGTTCAAGGAAATAACGGTGGTAAATTAAATCCATATCCAGATGTTAATTGTATTAATAGTGTATATCAAGTTCATAGTGCTTTATTTAGAGATGCTCAAGGTAATCAAATTGACCCTCAGAAACTTGCACAAACTAATGATAGTAAATGTACATTAAATTCAACAATAGCTTGGAAAGGTACTGATTCATCTGTTTCAAGTATTTGTTTTAATATGCTTAGTGTTGGTGGAAATATATCTGCTGCTGATGCAGGAGCTGTCGATTTAAAACAAAGTTGTAATGCAGGACAACAACCAGCGGCTCAACCAGCACCAACTCAACAACCAGCTGCTCAACCAGCACAACCAGCTGCTCAACCAGCACAACCAGCTGCTCAACCAGCACAACCAGCTGCTCAACCAGCACAACCAGCTGCTCAACC